GAATTAAGGTTCTCTGGGTTAACAACTGCGGTTGCGAATACTGATTCTAAATTTGTCATACTTGTTTCTCTCACTTTATTTCTCATTATGTATATACTATAACATGATTCGCTATATTGTCAAGTTTTTAATACCGGAGGCCAAACATATATATGATATAATATATATGATTAAAAAGGTTTAATGTTAAACCATTACCGGGCGGTTTTGCATACGTATGCAAGGTTTCCCGGATAACCGTAACAGTACAGGTTCAGGGAGGCCAAAGGCCTCCCGTCACCGTTCTCTACAGTATTGCTTAATTGCCTGATACCCTACGTATCCCAGCCTAGGTTTAAGCTACCCGAACTATGGGTTTTGTTTGTTTAATGACGTAAAAACCAGGGCAACCCTTAAAACTCGTCATAGTCGTATACTTTCCCATCGTAGCCCATTAGACATTAGTTCAAGTAAAGAGGACCTGTCCATTGTATAGTGTAATCATCATCGAAGATATTACCTCGAGCGGCGTTTAGAGCAGGAGCCTGCCATCCAGCGGCTTTAAGGATATCACCTTTGTTGAAACACTTACTTCCTTTATTAAAATCATCTTTAGCGATAAAGCCCCATACTGAACTTCCGCTGATAACTTTGATATACTTTTGTCCCTCTTTAAGGGTAATCTTTGAATTGAATTCAGCAATCATGGATTTATTAACTTCCGATAACTCTTTCGTACCATTACGTGAAGTCCAACGGTAATAATCGTCTTTGATATTCTGAATTAAATTATCTAACTGTTGTTGCATATTTGTTCCCTCATCTTTCATTCTATACTTATAGTATACACTTGATTCGCGGTTTTGTCAAGTTTAATCGAAAAAGTTACCCAACACCCAAACGAACTTAGTATCACTTACTTGACTCCATACTCCATCAGACCAATTATTCCACAATATAGCTTTATTGGCATCTTCCATAACATCAAGGCCGTTCTCTGCTTGTGCAGTAAATACGTCACCTAAATGATTTTCAAATGTAAATGTTTTCATATTCTCACTCTCTTGTTAGTATGTATATACTATAACACGATTCGCTGTATTGTCAAGTTTATGGCAAAACTATTTCCCACGTAGGGCACGGTTTTAATTCACTATAGGGGAACAGTATAGGGTAACTGTAGAGCATAGTTGTGGAATACGCTATATAATTCATCCAGAATGGTGGCGAATCACGCTGTAACACGCTCTAAGGCGCTCTAAATGTACATTTAGCCCATATGTTGCAGGAAAATAAAATAATTACCGCTAGGAAGAGGACGTTGTTCCTAAAAGGAATTATGAATATACCATTAATTAAATTAATTAATTATTTAATTCACTATAGGGGATACTTATCTTCTGAGAACCGTAACCAGAATACCCATAACCGTTTAAGCACTGATACCTTTATCGTGGGTTCATTGTGTTCACCATGTATCTCTGGGAAGTATTTCTTATAGTTCTCGTTATAGTCTGGTTGATTACTTAAATCATCACTGGGTAGTATCTTCACTTTGAGTTTCCCTATTTCTGGATTGTTTCGATGGTTCATCACTGTGTGACGTTCTGTTAGTAATGTACTTGTATGTAATATACCTGTCCCGGACTGTGATATCACTATCTTTAGGCCCTAGTGAGTGTAAGAATCTATAAAGCAGTGGGAGAGAATGAGTAATCATAACTACTATACCACGCACGTATGCAGTATGTTTATACCCACTACTGCTATGTTCTGTAATAATCTTGAACCGTCTGTATATAGTATAATCCCGTGAATAGGTTGTTTTCATAGTCTGTCTCAGTTATGTTATTTAGCTCTGTTTATTACTATTACCTTTATCGTTATCTAGTGTTATCTGTATTTAACCAAAGTTATGAATTCTCTTTCGGTAATATCATGCCCACTTCTAGCACGATATACTTTATAAGCTGTAGTACGGTCTGGAGTATCTATTATGGACATTGCACCGTTCATAATAGAATAAGTTCCCCATAGGCTACTGTATTCTATCGTTAGGTTATTGTAGCGTAGGTTTGTGGTGTCAGCGGGATTAGGTTTATCGCTCATTTAATTTAATCAGTTGTTAATTAGTTCAAAAAAATTTACCGAAGAAGTCGCTACGCTCCGGGCTTCGCCCTTGTTTTCTCTTTTATATCTAACTCTGAGTTGCGTTTTACTCGAATGTCCGCAAGTAGTCAGCTAAGTCTCGTAAGTTGTCTAGCTTGTCTAGTTCATCATCTGAGAATTCGCATCCCATTATATCTTCTATTGAGACTAGTAGTTCTATAGAATCTAAGCTATCAATACCTTTATCTTTAAGAGAAATGCCTGCATTAATATCCTCATCTGTAACTGTTATGTCTAATCGCTTGAGTATTTCGTCTTTGAGTATTTGTGTGCTATCCATTAGTATTCACCTTCGTTTAATTTAATATGTTCATATAGTGGGGCAACAGTCCAGTTTTCTGTTATTCTTCCGCGTCTACGTGAATTTGGGTCAGGTATTCCTGAGTCATTGTCTGTGTCCCAGTTTGTTATTTTAACCCAGTGTCCACGATTAACTAATTTATTACCTTCTTTGAGTGGGAATAATATAGTATTGGGTTCATCATTATATATTCCGTACATTGGATTATCGTGATGACTCCAGATATAGTCTTCTGATATGTTCATTTGTTCTGAGCATAACTTAACTAACTGATTTAATTTAACATTATCTGCGACTTCTGTTTGATATCTACCTAATTGTCCTACGTTTTTAATTCTCATAAAAGCATGACGTATTGATTCACGTTCAAAGAGTTCTAATAACTGACCGGGTGCTGTTTCATTTACATCTGGAACAATGATTGTACCTGTGTCTAGTATCATTTTACGTGCTTTAATATTACGCAGGGCTTTTATTTTCTTTTCGGCACAGCGTAGTTCATCAATCTTTTCATACCAATCATCATTATCTACTCCATTGAGTGATAGGTAAACATGTCGTAAACCTGTATCATGTAATTCATCAACGTATCTGCGTGATGATAATCTTAATCCGTTTGTAAGTAAAATGCAACGATGTCCGAATTCAAATACTGAACGAATAAATTCACCACACTGTGGGTTCATTGTAGGTTCAGCACCAACTATTCGTATCATGCAACGACCATTTAAACGTGATAAGAAATCACGAAACTTTTCTAAGTTCATGTCTGGGATTTCACGATTTGGTATGTAACAATTCTTGCAAGACATATTACATTTGTGTGTGATATCAGCCATGATATCCATAAATGTGTTTTCTTCTGGGAGTTGTTCGTGATAATTAAGTAAGATGTTATCTATCATAAATAGTATTTATCAGGGAGTAAATTCATGGATAAAAGAAGCGTAGCACGTAACCGAATTGATAAGCCATTATTTAATTGTCTTGGACATATGAGTTCGATGAACCTAGAATTAATTAATGAATTATATGATACCCAACCAGAAGAAGATGTACTGGATGTAAGTATTGGTTTGCGTAAGTCAGTTAACTTAGATGCATATAATATGAGTGATGAATTTATGACCTTAGTTAATACTCGTAACTATCATCAGAAATTAATATCTAAACCCGCAGTTGCAGAACCTGTTAATGAATATGATTGGACTGTTCATAATGTAAAATATATACCTGTTATAAATGAATTACGTGATATATTGTCTGTACCTGAGTTATATAGATTACGTATGGGATGGATGAAGTCAACAGAAAGAATAGAACCACATATAGACCAACCACATATCGATAGGTTTACTATGATTATGCGTGGGGAACATAGATTTGTTATTACTAAACGTGGGGTTGAACATGAGAGAATAATGAAGCCCGGAGAAGTTTGGTATATAAATACTAATTGGGATCATTCAGTATATATTGATACTGATGAGCCAAGAATAGCACTACTTGGATGTTTTAAATACGAGAAAACACTTGCTATTTCAGACGATTTGAGTTATAATTAAGTTAATTAAAAAGGGAATATTATATGTTATATGCAAACGGATGCAGTTTCACATATGGAACTGGTCTAGCCCATAAAGACAGGGCATGGCCTTTTGTACTTGCAGAAAAGTTAAACATTTCTGATGTAGAAACAGAGGCACAGCGTGGAGTATCGAATAATTATATTGTTCGTAATACTATTACTACTGTAAGCGAGAAGCTATCAGCAGGTGAAAAAGTTGATTTTGTTGCTATTGGTATGACCGCTCCTACTCGTAGAGAGCATTTTATTGAGAGCAAGAATTTATTAATTCATAATATTCCATCGCATGAGTATCATGGGAATATTAATTTAGATGAGCAAACTAACCGTGATTTAGATTTATTTAATCAATTATATATGAAGAACTTTTGGTCTCCTATATATGATTTTCATTGTTATCTAATTCATTTAATTACGTTACAGAGTTTCTTTAAGGCAAATAATATACCTTATTTAATATTTAATTCACTTAATTTAACTCCTAATTTATTAGAGCCAACTAAGTTCACAGAGTTATGTGAGCAAAGTGATATGGTTTCAGTTTATAAACAATTAGATATGAGTAAAATTTACGAAGACCAAACGTTTTTTACTTATATGTATGAAAAGAAAATGTTCTTTCCTGTAGAAGGAGATGAACGTTATATGCATCCAGATGAAGATGCTCACGCCGAATGGGCTGAGATATTACATCAGGATATCAAAGGAAGAAAATCATGATTAAAAGAATAGTCGATATTATTCTTTACCCTTGGACAGAGTTCAAAAGACGTAGAGAAATGAAAAAAAGATTAGAGGAATTAAAGAAGCGTGATCCATTCATTTATAAATAGGCGTGAGCCTGTTATAATGGGTATCAGTGGTGCGATTAACCACGATGCCGCTGTATCAATCGTCCATGATGGCGAGATTTTATTTGCCGGGCATGCCGAACGATACTCTAAAAAGAAAAATGACTCTGATTTAAATGATGCATTATTAAATGATGCTATTAATTATGGCGGTAAGCCTGATATAATTGCTTGGTATGAGAAGCCAATGCTTAAAAAATTACGTCAATTACGTGCAGGTCAATGGCAATTAAGTTTAGATACCAGTGAATTACCGAGTCAATACTTAGAAAAATTCCCACAATTAAAACATATTCCAATTAAATATCAAAAGCATCATTATACTCATGCCGCAAGTGGTTATTTTACTTCGCCGTATGATGAAGCTACGATAGTTGTTATCGATTCAATAGGTGAATTCGAAACACTTACGTTCTGGAAGGGACGTGGAATGAGATTAGAGAAGGTATATTCTCAGAGTTATCCAAGTTCAATAGGTTTATTTTATTCAGCAATGACACAACGTCTTGGATTAAAGCCTCAAGAAGATGAATATATTTTAATGGGTATGGCCGCTTATGGTGATCCACACAGATTATATGAAGGCAAAGAATTAATTCAACATATATATGATGAGTTTGGTATTCTACATGAGTCTGGGTTAGTTGGTTACGGTATGGAGTCGAGTACTCTAATAAGATTTACAGAGAATTTGCATCGTGGTTGTCGATGGTTCTTACCTGAATTAAAAGAGGAACAAGACTTATTCGACTTAGCCGCCGCAACGCAATATGTTTATGAAATGATATTATCTGAAATATTAATTAAAGCAAAATTAAAATGTCATTCAGAGAATTTAGTTCTGATGGGCGGTTGTGCTTTGAATTGTAGTGCAAATAGTATAATAAAAGATTATTTCAAATCAGTATGGATTATGCCTAATCCAGGTGATGCAGGTAGTTGTATCGGTGTCACTCAAAAATATTCACGTGAAAGAATTAAATGGAACAGCCCATATCTTGGACATGACATACCTGGAGAGTATCCTGTCGAAGATGTTTACAATGCATTAATCAAAGGTTCAATTTGTGGCATTGCATCGGGTCGTGCAGAGTTCGGTCCACGTGCATTAGGCAATAGAACATTAACAGCAGACCCACGTGGTGATGATATTAAAGATAGAATGAATGAGATTAAACGTAGACAGAAGTTTAGACCATTTGCTCCTATGATATTAGAAGAATATGTCGATGAATACTTTGACGGTCCTTCGGGTCCTTACATGCAATTTATTGCAAAGTGTAAGCATCCAAAAGACTTCCCAGCAATTATTCACAAAGACGGTACTTCACGTGTGCAAACAGTTAACAAAGAACAACATGCAGGCCTACATGAATTATTAACACGATTTCATGATAAAACTGGTTGTCCTATGTTAGTTAATACATCACTCAATATCAAGGGTATGCCAATCGTCAATGATGTTAAAGATGCAACAGATTTTGCTAACTTTTATCAAACTTTGGTCTTTACAAGCAAGACGTAATCTGCTATAATAATAGTATGAACATGACAGGACAACAATGGCTTACGATGGATTCTTTCTAACCTATAAGAACGATAGAGAAACCAATGAACGATATGATAAGATACAGAAAAAGTATCCTAACTTTCGTATGGTTAAAATCAATTTAGAAGATTGGAATGACCCTAAGATAACGTCAGCAATCAAGAAAATTGGTAGTGTCGCTAACACTAAACACTTCTGGGTTATTGATCCAGATGTTGAAGTTGATTTATCTTTTGATTATGATTTTCAGACTAATGAATGGGATGAAGATATCATTCACGTATGGAATGCAGAAGAAAGAAATGTATGGCGTTCAGTTGTTGGTGTCAAATTATTTAAGACAAGCGAAGTTCTTAAGCAGTCCGAAGCATATATCAAAGATGCTTATTATTTGACTGGCGAGTTCAAATCGCATGACTCAAATAATGTTGTGTATAAGCCTACTACAGAAACATATGACATATTTTATTGGGAGAAAGACTTTGGAGTCGATAACCTCAATAAATTACGTGAACGTTTTCCTGAAATTAAGACAGTAACTGGCGAAACTAATATCGATGTGCATAGCAAGTGCAGAGAATTAGCCCGCACAGATTTTTATTATTTAATTCATCCAAACACAGAAGTATTTGATACATTTAAATTCGATTATTCTTTTGCATTTGGACTTGATAAAGAAAAACAAAAGGTTGTTGTCTGGCAAAAGCAAAATCCAATGACTAATTTGACACGTGAATATCATGGACTAGGATTATTCCCTAAAGAAGGACCTATGTTCAAGGAACGTGAGTATGAAATATTTAATTTCAGAAAGAAAGCAGTCTATGAGAAAGATGCTATATGCAAAGACTTAGAGTTTCCGATTATCAGAACACGTGACATGCATGATTTGAGTCACAAAGTTGATACGGATATGTACTGGCTAATTCATGAGGATGTCGAAGAATTTACTACTGAATATTATCCATTTAGTTATGATAGAGAATTCATTCATAACTTTAGAGTCATGTCTGGTAATAATGAAGTACGTAATGGCATCCGTCTCGTCCCTAATAAACCCGATGAGGACAAACAAAAAGATATGCCAGATTGTATAGGTACAATCAAGCAAGTACCTATTATATCAGCAAGTACATTACAGGGAGGAATAGATTCAGTTGAAACTTTTCCTGCTCTTATTGTTGATCCAGCAGTTGAGTTAGATAGCAATTATTCATTCTATCCTGACTTGTATGATTTGGCAACTGCTCATGCATTAGGTAAAGGTGTAGTATTCGTTGCAGGTGATTATGATGAATACAATATGCAGTTTTATGAAGATGCGGCAGAGATATCACATGTTCCTGACTATGATATATATTTCTGGGATCGTGGGTTTGGTAATAATAACTTTACTGAATTACAGCAACGTTTCCCACGTATTCAATCAATGAATACAGAAACATTAACAGAGTTGCATGAACATGCACAGAAGAATTCTACATATAACTATTACTACGTTATCACAAGTGATACGACCGTAACCGATTTTAACTTTGATTATGAGTTTGATTTTTCTTTAACAGAGGCAAGCCGTCAGCAAATTGTAGTATGGCAGAAAACAGACTATAAGAATAATGTACTTGAATATCAAGGCGTAGGCTTATTCAGAAAAGATTTTAATCTATTCACTGAAAATAAGTATCAGCGTTTTGATTTTAGACGCAAAGCATTATATATTCCTTCAGAAGTTATTAAGCCGGTTGAATATGATTTAGTTCGCACAGATAATCTAATGGATTTATCGCAAATTAAATCATGTGATACTGAAATGGTTTGGTTAGTAAGTAATGATGTTGATGATTTTGTCACTGATTATTATCCTATGAGTTATGACAAAGATAATATTCATAACTTTAAAGTCACTATCGGTACTACAGAAGTTCGTAATGGAATTAGATTAGTTCCAAGAAATTACGATGAAGAAAAGCAGAAAGATGTTGACAAAGTACTTGGTACTTTGAAACGTATTCCTGTAATTCATTCAAGCACATTAAAAGGTGGGCTCTCACGTATTGAAACATATCCTACTATTATAGTGGATCCAGCAATAGAATCTAAATTTAATTTAGAACATACATTTGGTTGGTATCCTGATTTATATGACATGGTATCTGCCCATGTCCTAAGTAAGGGGTTAATTTATATTGCATCCGAATACGATGAATATAATATTAAAGAGCATGAATTAGACATGACATATATTCCAGACTATGATATATTTTTCTGGGATAAAGGTTGGGGTGAAAGCAATTTCAAAGAATTGCAAGATAAATTTGAACACAGAATTAAAAAACTATCTGGCAATGCCTTAGAAGTTCACGAACAAGCAAGAGAACAAAGTAAATATAATTATTATTATATTATTACACCAGATACTGCAATATGGGATTTTAAATTCGATTATGAGTTTGAATTTTCTATGACAGAAGAAGCTAGACAGCAAATAGTTGTTTGGCAACGAACAAATAAAGATGGCACACCTAGAGAATACTATGGGTTAGGATTATTCAGAAAAGATATTAATTTATTCACAGAAAGTCAATATGAAAAGTTTAACTTTAAACGTAAAGCTATCTATGAAACTGATGAACAAGTTCGTGATGTAGAATTTCCTATTATTAAAACGACTAATCTATTAGATTTAAATTACGAAGTCGATACAGCAATGTACTGGTTAGTACACGAAGATGTAAAAGATTTTGACTGTAGTTATTATCCTATGTTATATGATAGTGACGCAATTCATAACTTTAAAGTTAATACATCAACTGGTATGCCTGTGCGTAACGGTATAAGACTTGTACCTCGTAATCCTAACGAAGAAAAACAAAAAGATGTAGATTTAATCGTAGGTAAATTAAAAGAAATAGAAATAGTAGAAGCAAGAACGCTAGAAGAAGCAGTGGAACTTGCAAATAATTATACTTTCTGGATGGTCAATCCTGACTTAAAACTTATTAATCCAATGATAGATGATTATTATCCTGACTTATATAATTTAGGTCCAAGTCATATTTGGAAACAACGTTCAAGAAAAGGCAAAGATTTAGGTCATGGCGGACTAGCATTTAGTAATAAAGATTATCATTCAGAAAATGTTAATCTACATGATGAGTATGGTATGAGAGTGCCGGACAAACATAATATTAAAAAGTATTTCACACGTGATCCTTTCAAAGCGTATAAGCAATCAAAAGGTAGGGTGTTTTATTGGGTAATAGATACCGCGGTAGAGTTATTAGATACATTTGAATTTGATTACTATCCTGATATCTTTTCTATTGAAAATGTGTTTGCATTTAAAAGCGAAGAAGGAAAAGAAGCTGGAGTATATCTAGTTCATAGACCTCATCTTGAAAAATTTAATCCAAGTGAAGAAGACTTCTCATTCGATAGATTTAAAAATATTATCCGAGTTGATGAGATAGCAAGTAGAGTTGTAGGACATCCTGCATTCTATTTTGATGAAGGTATGTACAAAGAACATGCCAAGTATTTTAATGAACATACGAATATCGATGTAATTGATGCAAGTAAAGGACTTGATAAAGCATATATGAAAGCCGCAGGTATGACCAAATCGGGTTACTTCTGGGCTATCAATAATGATGTAGAATTAACAGAAGATTTCAGTAGAACATATTATGTAGACAGGCATCACAAGTCACACTTTCATGTATGGCCAAAAGAAAATCCCTACACTGGTTACGTTCATCAATATGGTGGACTAAGCCTTATACCCACTGCCGCTCTAAAAGAGTTGAAGCCCGATGATGACAAACTTAGAAAAATGAATTTCAAGAATAAGAAACCAGTTAAGTCTAAGAAAGCGTCTTCAAAAGATATTGCCTTTGATGTAGTGTTTCTTTCCTATCGTGAAAAAGAAGCAGAAGAAAATTATGCTAAATTACTTTCACGTGTACCAAATGCAAAACGAGTTCACGGAGTTAAAGGTATCTTTAATGCTCATAAACGTGCGGCTGAAATTGCAGATACTAAAATGTTTTATGTACTGGATGCTGATGCGATAATTACAGATGAATTCGAATTCGAATATTTCCCGACAGTATGGGACGAAGATGCAGTCCATGTTTGGAAGTCTAAAAATCCTATTAATGGATTGATATATGGTTTCGGTGGACTAAAACTATTCCCAACACAATTAGTGCGTGATGCAAAAGATTGGAACATTGACTTTACAACGTCAATTTCAGATAAATTTAAACCAATGCCAGTTGTTGCAAACTACACAGCATTTAATACCAATCCATATGACACATGGAAGTCTGCATTCAGAGAATGTACTAAATTAAGTTCAAGCATTATTCACAATCGTAAAGAGGGTGATGATAATGAAAGACTTAATATTTGGTGTACGGTTGCTGATGAGAATGTTCCCTATGGTAAGTATTCAATAGCAGGTGCAAACGCAGGCAGAAAGTTTGGAAGTGAAAATGCGGGCAACCCAGAAAAATTAGGACTAATCAATGACTATGATTGGTTGACTAAACAATTTAAACAGGACTTTAACGATGAGTAAAATACAAGAAAGACGGAAGGCCAGATTTGATAAAAGTAAAATAACAAAGTCAGACGACCTTTATGATAGCAAAGACCCATCAGTGGATATTAGTTCAGAAGTAGTACAAGATATACCTGAAAGCGAAGCTATTAAAATAACATCTACACCTGGAAAACGTAGAAAGATTAAACGAGATATACTTGCAAAAGATTATGATTATCAAACTATGGCAGTCGAATATTCAAAAGAAAACGTCAGCCAGCAATTATATAATTATAGATGTGCAATGGAGTTTTTAGCACATGTCAAGTTAACGGATAATGATGCAATCGTAGATAGATTTAAAGATATGATTTATAGTTATCCGAATGTAGATATCAGTTCGTTTGCTAATAAAGAAAATGCACAGTTGTATAGTTGGATTATACAGCAAATGATTTATGTATATGGTCAGAAATACATTGGCGTAGTATATCTACTAGGTGGTGGTATAGGCCTATTGGCTTCTATGCTATTAGATACGAAGATGCGTTTTGAAAATATTCGTTCATTTGATATCAATGGTACTGGCCAATTCTTGGCAGATGAATTACATAAGAAAGAATTACTACAAGACTGGAGGTTCAAAGCAAACACTCAGGATTTATTTGATATTAATTACATTGAAAATGAATTTCAAACACGTTTGCAGAGTGGAAAACTTTCAGCACCTTACAAAGAGATACCAGGTACTATTATTAATTGTAGTGTTAGTCATTTAACTAATTTCCAGGATTGGTATGAAATGATTCCAGATACAAAAAGAGTAATAGTAGTTGGTGAAACTGGTGATGTGCCAAGGCCGTTTCCAAGTTCACAAAATTTCAACTTAAGATTTCCGATGTCATTTGAACAATACAGCGGAGTGATTACAGTTGGAGATAAACAATTCTTTATGAAAATGGGGCTTAAGTAATGAAGCCATATGAAATTGCAGATAGACTAAATCTACTTTATGGGAATAGTAGACCGATGCTATCTGAGTTAGAAAGAATTGTCAATACTGAGGAACTCAGTAGCGTGTTTACTTTATCTTCTTACTTCTTAGGTAAGAAACATAGAGCAAACATGAATGCTCTAATGAATCTTGTTTATGAGAGACAAGTTTGTGATAACACATTCGTCCTGTTCAAAGTGTTAGACAAAATATCTCAAGACAAAGATTCATTGGATGCATTACGTAACTTCATGGCATGTGAAACTATTGATAGAAAATCAATGTATCTTGTTTTCAGAGTTTTAAATGGGATGTACCCAAATGAAACAGATGCCTTGGACGATTTAAAAAATATCGTTTGTGCCGAAGATGGCGAGTTTGATAGAGATTTAATATTCTTATTGTTTAATATATTAGAGAAATTAATCGATGATGAGGAAGGGTTAGGTGCATTAAAAAATGTATGTGGTAATCATAACTTTATTAAATCACAAACTGAATTATTATTCAGAGTAATAATGAATATTGAATATCCTGATGATGAAATATTTAGTGCATTAAAAAATATTATTGCAGTTGATACAGACCCAGACTTATTTTTATTGTTCAAAGTTATTCAAGGGTTCGATGAATCAAATGAAGAAATTTCACAAGTTAAAAGTGCAACAATATTTAAGACAAAGATATTTGAATTAGCACATACCATCACTGAGGGAAAGTATACTATTCCTATGAACATGAAAAAGATGATTAATCGTTTTGAAGGCGATGCATTAACTGATGCATTCAGTAGAGGGCAATTACAATCTAAATTATGGTTAACAGATATAGTAAATAATTATGAAATTGATTTGGGTAAAACAATATATACATGTGCAGGATGGTATGGTGTTCTACCAGCGTTGCTATTTGAACGTTGCAAGATTGAAGGAAATATATACAGTTTTGATATAGATCCAAGTACGGACAATCCAGCAGACACACTTAATAAAGAATATATCATTGACCAAATGAAATTCAAAGCATTTGTTAAAGATGTCGCAGACTTAAAATTCTCAGAAGAAACACTACCGATAAAACATTATAAATACAGTGATGCAGTAAAGTTCGAAGTTATGGATACGACACATACAATTGGACAACCAACATGTGTTATCAATACTAGTTGTGAGCATATTGCAGAATTTGATAAATGGTGGAATGCTATTCCAAAAGGAACGCTAGTGATATTACAAAATAATGATTTTATTGAACATGATGACGAAACTGTTGTTAATACTAAAACAGATGTTGATAGTTGGGCTAAAGAACTAAACATGTCAAAAGAATTATTCAGAGGAACATTAGCATTAGAGTATTATAACCGTTATATGATTATCGGAGAGAAATAAGTGAAAAATGCTCGGGTCAGAGACTACATAAACAAAGAAAAGGTAGAAGCAAGGCAAGCCTTGAAGAAATTGCTAATGGAACACCAAGATGGCAAGAGCGACACTAGTAATTTTTGTGCGGCTCCATTTGCTCATATGTATGTTCACAGTAATGAAGGCCAACGAGTTTGTTGTATGTCTGGTGAAAATAGTTTAGTAACAGATGACTTAGATTTAGATTTAGAAAAACGTTGGGGCAATGATTACTACCAAGAGTTTAGAAAACGATTTCTACGTAATGAGAGACCTAGTACTTGTGCGAAGTGTTATGACATAGAAGATGCAGGTGGCAGAAGCGATAGAATGAATTTCAATGCTATGTATAATCCAAAGATTCAACCAAATGTTGAAACAGGAAATCAATACAATGCTCCTTTGGATTTAGATATTAGACCAGGCAATTTATGTAATCTAAAATGTCGTATGTGTGGACCTATATCAAGTTCACAGATGGAGAAAGAAATAAAAGATAATAGAGTAATACTGAAACCAATGTTAGGTGATGGTATTATAAGAAAATCAAATGTGTTAGAGAATGAATACAATATTGAGTTCTTGTTACAAGCGGCTGATAAAGGAGAGAGAATTAAGTTCCTAGGTGGTGAGCCAACAATTATGCCAGAAGTAGATAAATTTTTAGATATTCTTATTGATAAAGAATACTTTGATGTTCCAATACATTTTACAACAAACTGTACGAATAATAATAAAAGGTTCTTAGATAAATTATCTAAGTTCTCAAGGATATCATTTAATTATAGTATCGACGGTATAGGCAAAGTAGTAGAATATATTAGAACACCAGTGAAGTTCTCAACAATAAATAAAACTATAAAGATATATCACAATATTGCACGTGGAGATAAATTAAAATCACGTAAAAACGTATCAGAAATAAGTTTTACGTTGCAAGCCTACAATCTATTTAATTTATATGATACAGTCGTGTGGGCAAAAGAATTAGGGGTCACAGTTAGACCAGAAGTTTTAAGAGTTCCTGAATGGGATTCGATACGAAGCATTCCTCTTAGTATAAGAATACCATACTTAGAAGAATTGATTGAGAGATTTAATAAATGGGATGACGTATATGCTGAACGAGTTATGCCTGCATTGATTTATGCCCAGTCAGACGATAAAGAATATTCTCCATTGCATCTTGCAAGAGCAACTAAAAGATTTGATAAAGTTAGAGAACAGCATATCAAAGATTTTGTACCAGAAGTTTGGGAAGTTATTAAAAAGGATTATAATGATTTACAGTTATGATGATGTAAGAGTAATACACTTGGAAATTACTGAGAAGTGCCAAGCGGCATGTCCTATGTGTGATAGAAATATACACGGTGGGGCTGATAATCCTAACCTTGGACTACATGAATTAACATTAAAAGATATCAGAAAGATGATGCCTCCAGAGTTTGTGAAGCAGTTAGATAGAATTTATATGTGTGGCAACTTTGGAGATCCAATTGTTGCAAAAGAAACACTGGAAGTATTTCAATACTTTCGTTCATGCAAGAAAGAACTTACTCTTGGTATGAATACAAATGCCGGAGCGAAGAAGCCAGAGTGGTGGAGAGAGTTAGCCAAGACATTGGGTAACTGGAGTTATGTTAAGTTTTCATTTGATGGATTGGGTGACACTAATCATTTATATAGACAGAATGTTAATTGGGATATAGCGTGGGAAAATGCAGTAGCATTTATCGAAGCAGGTGGCAAAGCACATTGGGATTATTTAATCTTTGAACACAACGAACATCAGGTAGAAGAGGCAAGAGCATTAGCAGAGAAGACAGGGTTTAAGAAGTTTATTCCTAAAAAGACCGGACGTTTCTTTTCAACGATGAAACAAGTTGGCAAAGATGAACACCAAGCTATGAATAGAAAAGGCGGAACAACGCAGTTACTACAGAAACCTAAGGAAGTTAAGTATCAAAATAAAGCACTAGAAAAGATTGAAGTGCTTAAAAAAGAACATGGGTCATTAGAAAACTATTTCGATAATGTAGAAATAAGTTGCAAAGTAGCCGCAGAGAAAAGCATATATGTTAGTGCAGAGGGTTTAATTTTGCCCTGTTGTTGGGTAGCAGGCAGTATGTATAAATGGTGGCAGAAGCCTGGCGAGAACCAAGTATGGGAATTGATACAACAATCAGGCGGCAAAGATGAGTTCAATGCAAAGGAACATGGAGTCAAACAGGTATTGGGCAATGAATACTTTTCTAAAAGACTTGTTGATAGTTGGGGTAAACCAAATACACATGCAGGTAAACCAATGGTATGTTCACAAAAATGTGGAAAACAGTTTGATGCATTTGCGGAGCAGTTTAAATAATGGCTGAATTAAAACTCAGGATGAAAGCAGATACTTCATACCACGATATGTATGACAGATACGAGCCTATTGCTGGGAATGATTATATTATCGTTGATTGGATGATGGGGAATACTTGTAACTATGCCTGTACTTATTGTGATGATTACTTTCATGACGGCAGTCAGCCTTGGCCTGAGGTAGATGTATTTCTAAAGTTCACTAAAAGATTAACAGACCATTATAGAGTTGTTGCTCCTGGTAAGAGAATACTATGGAACTTGTTAGGTGGTGAACCTACTGTCTGGCCTAAGTTTGAGGAAGTATTTCATAAGATGAAAGCATACGACCCAAATGCTAGTGTAAGAATATTGACTAACGGTTCAAGAACCCTACGATGGTGGGAGAAGAATGCAAACATATTCGATGAAGTTATTATAAGTTATCATCCACAAAGTGCAGACTATAAACATATAACAGAGGTATCAAACATACTTACTGACAAGGGAACGATATGTTCTATTCAGTCAGCTATATATCCTCCGTTAATAGAATTAAATTATGAAGCGGCTCAATATTACCATGAGAATTCTAAGTGCATAGTTCATAATTCGAAAGCATTACAAGAAACATTAGGCAGTGATAATACATTTGTATATCCAGAAGGTGCGTTTGATAAATTAAGACAATGGGATGGACAGACAAAGTATCGGCAAGAGATAGATGACGCAGTTGAAAATGAATATGAGCATATAATGACAATAAAGAAGTTCAAAAGAAAGAACTTTGGTAAGCAAATGCGATATATAAACACTAAGACGGGCAAATCAGAAGTGTTCGATAATGCAAATCACATAATGGAACAAGGACATAACTCTTGGAAGGGCTGGAAATGTATGATTGGAATAGAAGCATTGGTTGTTAATTTAAATGGAACAGTAACAAGTGGTAACAGTTGTTTCTTACACTTGTCTCATGGTAACATAAACAAACCAGACGAAATAGTATTTCCAACTGATGGCAGAATATGTCCACAAACGTGGTGCAGTTGCGTATCTGACACAGAAGTAACGAAATTTAAGGTGAAATAAATACAGTATGACCAAGAAAAACAATCCAGAATTAGAGAAAAACCTAGAAGAATTTCAACGTAGAACAGGTGCTCCAACAAAGACATTCTGCCTTTTGCCTTGGGTACATCTAAGCACACGACCTAATGGACATATGCGTGTTTGTTGTACAGCTAATGCGAGTTCAGTTGGTCCTACTAATGACAAAGAACACGGCGGAGAAGTTGGTGTTCTAAAAAATGCTGATGGTAAACCTGCAAACTTAAATCACAGCGACTTGATGTCAAGTTGGAATAATGATTACATGAAGAATGTGCGTAAGCAAATGCTTAATAACGAAATGCCTCCTAGTTGTATGAAATGTTACAAAGAGGAAGACGCAGGCCACATGTCAAAAAGATATTGGGAAACAGAATACTGGTCACGCAGAGTAGATATGGAAGAGGTTATCGCCGAGACGGCAGAAGATGGTTCTATCCCTCCAAAGATTCGTTACTTGGATTTGCGACTTGGGTCGAAGTGTAACTTGAAATGTATCATGTGTTCACCACACGACAGTTCAATGTGGGTAAAAGATTGGATTAAATTACATCCTAGTATTGAAAATGAGTCATTGAAAGAAACTATGCAATGGGGCAATAAAGGCCAGATTGATGGTGCAAGTTATAACTGGCATAAAAAGAATGATGCATTCTGGGATCAGTTGTATGACCAAATACCACACATGAAACAATTATACTTTGCTGGTGGAGAAGCAACAATTATTGAAGAACATTACACGTTGCTAGAAGAAGTTGTCGAAAGAGGATATGCTCCTGGTATTGAGTTGCGTTATAATTCAAATGGACTTGAAATGCCACAGCGTTTATTTGATTTGTGGAAACAGTTCAAGCGTGTACGTTTTCATTATTCAGTAGATAGTATTGGTGTAATGAATGATTATATTCGTTATCCAAGTGAATGGGAACACACAGTAAAGCAGTTTCATCTATTAGACAACACAGGACCTAATGTAGAAGTTACAGTAGCATGTGCAGTTCAGGCTCTAAACATTTATTACTTACCAGACTTTGTTAAGTGGAAACTAGAACAAAACTTTAAGAAGATTAACTTATGGCCGCTAGGTGCAGGTATGATTAACTATCACTTTGTTTATCACCCACCTCATCTAAACGTTAAAGTTCTTCCTAACTGGTTCAAAGAAATGACACATAAGAAATATGATATCTTCATCAAATGGTTAGAAGAAAACTGGGAGTTATGTACTAAAGGTTCACTAACACCAGTAACATATGAAGATTGGCGCCAAGCATCATATGGTGTGAAAAGATTACAAGGTATGTTGCAGTTCTCAGAGAGCGGTGACTGGTCACGACAGCGTATGCCAGAGTTTATTGAATATATTAACAAAATGGATGGGATACGTGAGACTAATTTCAGAGATGTATTCCCAGAGATGGCACCATTGCTAGATTGGACTCCAGATGACGGAGAAGATTGGGATGGTGAGTTTGATGACAGACTATTAAAAGAATTAGAAGACAACGGTTTTCACGTAAATCAGCAGGAGTTGGACATTGACAATTAATTATCCAAATATAATTAACGAAGAATTTAAGGATAGGCATAGTTATAGTTTTGATACAGTACCAGATACATTTGTAGATGCATTGATGAATGAACCTAGATTTCCAGAGTCAGCAAGATTCAGAAAAGTAAAATGGATTTCACATGAGTCAGGTATCCCTTGGTTAGTATTAGATGTACCGAAGTTTGACTGGAAAGCATGTTACGATGAAGCAATGGCAGTATACGATGAAGCTATTCAACATAGAAAAAATGATTACGATGAAAGTAACCCTGATGATTACGGACACAGAGGCTGGCGTAGTTTAACATTACATGGTTTAGGTAAACATGTATCTCAGCATTGGGATAGTAAAGATGTTAAAGCTATGGGTTTCGATTTTAAAAGTGAAGAAGAAGTAAGAGAAGCATATCATTGGACAGAGATTGCAGATAAATGTCCTAAGACAGTAGAAATGATTAAGTCTATCCCAGGTTATATGTCATTCGATAGAGTTCGTTATATGTACTTAGAACCAGGAGGATACATTACTCCTCACAATGATTATGAACACAATAAGCTAGGACCATTGAATATATCGCTAAACAATCCTGAGCATTGTTATTTTAAAATGATTGATGATAATGCATATGTTCCGTGGAAGCCCGGTAAGATGATTAAGATGAATGTAGGACACCAACATGCAGTGATGAATGATACAGATGAAGTTAGAGTTCATATGATTGTTCATGGACAGTATGGTGGTAGAGGTTATGAAGATATTATGTTAAACAGTTGGAATAAAATTAATGAATAAACACACAGACCATCAACGCTCAACCAATTTTATTAAAGCAATACGATGTGCAGTATTAGATACATCTAAAACTATTGGCGATGAAGAAGTATCAAACTATAATAGACAAATTACTTACAATTTTCTTAGAAATAATTATAGTCATTATCGACATAAGATTTACGAAGAAGATTCAGTTGATAAGATATTAGCAGACTTAGCCAACGATCCAAACGAAGAAGATATTGTCCTTCTAGTAGTTCAGGCATATGGTAATATACTATATGACACGTGGCAACCATTGGAGCATGGATATAGTTTATTCAGAGAGTATTGTAACTATGATTGGTTAGAAGATGCAAAGGCAAATAAATTCCTATTGATGGGACATATTCTTGACGAACAACACAAAGACCGATGGTTTAGATTACACGAACAATGCTTTGTTATCAATTATCCTATGTGGAAAGCTATGGGTAGACCAGCGTTTGGGGACTTTGGAGTTAAACAACACGAAGTTAGACAAGCTATTCGTAGCATGGAAAACTTCCACGACGGTCATACACCTAAATATTTGGCACCGGGGCCCGCACAAGAGACAATTAACAGAACAGGCTTTGGTTGGAACTTAATTGCAAAGAGTTTAGAGGCAGGACTACCAGTAAGAAACTTTGATGAACAGGCACGTAAGACTAAGACATACTTGTATCCAGAGATTAAAGAGGAACAGGAAGAGTTCAAAAAATTCTTTAGAGAAGGATGTGCAGAGTTTAAACCAGAGGAAAGCAACCTAGGAGATAGCAAAAAAGAATTCTTACAATATCAGAGTTACACAGTTAAACGCTCACCAGATGCTATATGGGTTATGAATACAGAATCAGTTAATGATGTATACTTTGTTCCTAGAAAGTTTCCACTAAAGAATATCTATAGCGTAGCCGCAGGATTTAAAACATTTGCATTCTTAAATGGTTGGAACCCTGATACTGATGTAGAGACTGTAGGGATTAATTACTTTGATATATCAGCAAACAGTTTAGAAGCAAGAAAGTGGATGCACAATGAATGGGATCCGCAAGACTTTAATCAATACTTAGATTACTTGCATGACGAATGGTATAAAACTGATAAAGCGTTGATATCAATATACGAAGACTTTAACTTTGAAGCTCCTAACTGGGATAGTGAAAGAGAAAAGGCAAAAGAGGCATATCAGAAAAGTATTCTAAGAATATTTGATACGATGGAAGACTTCTACGCAATGCATGAAAAGGTAAAACATAATCCTAACATCACATATGGTGTTGCTGATTTATGTAGAAATGCACAGCCTCTTATAGATAGAATTAAACCACACGAAGAAGGATATGACAGTGTGGTGTGGAGTAGTAATTATATTACTACAAGATATACAACATGGTTGCTATCATACGAAGAACGTAGAGCAGGCTACAAAGATGTAGTCAATAAAATGTGCGAGAAAAACAAACATCTTAGATTGCATAGTGCAGATTGGGATGGGTCTCCTACTAGGGGAATGAAACTAGAAGAAATTAATCATGCGTATGGATATCCGGAAGAGTTATTTTTAAAATGGCGAAGCAAAAAGAACTAAAATATATTAAGTTTGATGTTGGTGTGTTACACCTAGAGTTAACCTCAAGATGTAATGCCCTTTGTCCTATGTGTGCGAGAACCACAGGACTAGACCATGACGGAGTTGTGTTAAAGAAACGTGATGATTTGCAATTGGTTGATACAGATCCGCAGTTGCTTTATAATATGCTAGAAGAAATGAAACCTTTCTTGCCTAATCATGTTTTTATCAATGGCAACTTTGGTGATCCAATTATGTATCCTCACTTACAAGAGGTTATTAAGATGTACATTGATGCTGGTGTTCCACAAGTAACGCTTAGTACAAATGGTGGGGTGCATCCAGCAGAGTGGTGGGTTAAACTTGCTAAGATGATGCGTAAACAAGATAAAGTTATTTTTGCTATTGATGGATTAGAAGATACTAATCACTTATACAGAGTTAACACTAAATGGGATATTATCATGCGTAATGCGAAAGCATTTATAGGAGCAGGAGGATTTGCTAGATGGGATTATATTGCATTTGCACACAATGAACATCAGATTGAAGAAGCAAGACAGTTAGCAGATGAAATGGGTTTTATAAAATTTAGATATAAAAAATCAAATCGTTATGTAATACCTAAAGATTATAGTGCAGATCCAGATACTCCTAGAGAAGATGAGTCAATAGAAAAGAAAACAACGATTAAGTTTGTATCAAAGCAACACCAGAAGAAAGACCCAATGCAAAAAGAAACAGTATTAGAAGCACCAAAGAAAACAGATGCATCTAATACTACAAAGAATTTTGAAGCAATACTAAAAGAACATAAGACATTTGATAACTATGTAAAGACAACACAAATTGATTGTCAAACAGCTAGAGATAAAAGTATCTTTGTAGATTATAAAGGCAAAGTGTGGCCATGTTGTTGGCAGGGGCATTACTATAGTACAGTAGGCGAAGATAAAGGTACGCAGAAAAGAATAGATGACAGAATTGAGTTAGAAAATAAGTACGGAAAAGACTTTAATGACTTGTCAAAGCACTCAATTTTTGATATACTTAATACAGAATACTATGCAAAAGACCTAGTTGATAGCTGGCGTAACGAGAGCAAACGTCTATTCATATGTGGTAAAACATGTGGCAAAGATTTAGACTTTAGAGGCAATAGCAAGAAGAATTATGAGGACACAGAAATGAAAGATAACGAAGAAAAACAAACGAGCGTTCATCATGTCTGATACATTTTGTATCTTACCTTGGATAAACATATCAACACGTGCCAATGGCGATTTGCGTGTTTGTTGTCATGCCAATCAAGGGCCTACAAGAGGTATATATAAAAAAGAGAATGGTGAAAATTATAATCTTAAACAAGATAAGATTACAGATGCAATCAATTCTCCTCTTGCAAAAGATATTCGTAAGACAATGCTTGAAGGCAAATGGCATGCAGAATGCATTAGATGTTTACGTGAAGAAAAAGCAGGCATGAAGTCCAGACGTATCAATGATGGTGAAAGATTTGCTCAACATATAACATTAGAACAAGCACAAACACATACCTCAGAAGATGGCAAGATTGATTTAAATCATATTAAACAGACTTACTATGATATTAGATTGGGTAACTTCTGTAATCTTAAATGTCGCATGTGTTCTCCTATGGATAGTAGTTCTTGGTATGATGATTATGTTAAGATGTGGGGTACAAATAAGTTTAAAGATACTCATGGTATTGTTGAAATGTACAAAAACAATAAAGGCAGATTTGTTGCACACGATTATGATTGGGTTAAGAAAGACCATTTCTGGGAGAACCTAAAAGAAAATGTATCAGGTATGCAACATGTATATCTAGTTGGTGGTGAACCTCTTATCATTGAAGAACATTATGATTTCTTAAAGTATTGTGTTGAAGTAGATAAAGCAAAAGAAATGACACTTGAATACAATACTAACTTAACTAACATTCAGCCTAGAGCATTAGAGTTATGGAAACAATTTAAGCAAGTTCAGTTTGGTATATCAATGGACGGAATAGGGGAGACATTAGAATATGTACGTAACCCACTTAAATCAAAACTGATGGAAAAGAATTTAAAGAGGCTAGATGAAGTTGGATTAGAGAAAATGAATTTCAGAGCCTGGATAGCATTTACTATTGGTGCCCTGAATGCTTTTCATTTTACAGATTTCTTAAAGTGGAAGATAGAACAAGACTTTGCAGTTATATCTCCTATGTTAAAGAATAATCCTAAGCCATTTATTAACGCACACCCAATACATAGACCACATGAATTAGCAACAAGATTTCTACCATTAGAAGTAAAAGACCAAGTACGAGACAAATGGGAAGAATTTAGAACAGAGTTCAAAACAGAAATAGTAAATAACATTGACTATCATTCACTTGCTAAGAAGAACCCTATGGCAATGGGAATGATTAAGCCTGCAAATAAAGAGTGGGCTATAATGAAGATGGACCAATTACTTGATAATAATATTAAGTTCATGTATGATGAAGATTGGTTCACAGAAGAAAATAATAAGAAGTTCTGGCAATACAATGAAAAACTTGATGGAATCAGAAACGAAAACATGGAAAAACAATTACCAGAGTTGTATAATGCAATGAAGAAATATAAGGTTTAATATGGATAATATAGATAAAGACTCTCTCAAGTGGTCACAATATGACTTTACTCAGATACCATTTGATGATATTGTCAAAGTAGGACAACGTACTCTATTATATAGAGATTTGTTTTCAGTATCTTGGTTACTAGGTCGTTTCTGTAACTACAAGTGTAGTTATTGTTGGCCTTATGCTAGGTCAGATAGAAAAGACCATAGACCTACAGAATTGTGTTTAGCAACTATTGATGAAATAAAGAGACAAGCACGTGCTAATGGATTTAATAGTTTTCACTTTAGTTTAAGTGGAGGTGAGCCTACATTCCATCCAGGATACCTTGACATGTTGGAGCATCTGGCTAATGACGTTCCTAACTGTAATTATACTAGTGTACACATGACCTCAAATATATCTCGTAAAATGGATTGGTTTAAAAAGTATTGCGAGATTGTAGGCAAAGTACACCGTGCCAGTATTACTGCATCATTTCATAGAGAGTTTGCGGACAAAGTAGAGTTTGCAGATAAACTATTGTTATGCATGGAATATGATGTACAAGTAACAATCAATATGGTTTTAGTACCAGATAGATTTGACGTTGATTGGGAGAATGCATTGTACTTTCATAATCGTGGTATAAACGTTACTCTAAAGCCACAGAGTGACCCTACAGCGTCTTTCGTTGTAAAGGGATATACAGAGAAGCAATTAGAAATTATGCAGAATGGTATGCCTCAACGTGCATACACAGATGATTTACAAAAGACAACAGGCAAAAAGATTATAAGACCTAAGCCAAAGAAAACTATGTGGAACCAAGACATAATGAATGGTGATGATAAAGGTGTCCCACCAATTATGCAAGTAGAGTTTGAAGACAGCAAGGGAAAGAAATGGTACATGGACCAAGCAGAACGTTTCAATGCTTTTAACTTTAATAAGTTCAAAGGTTGGGATTGTACGAGTGGGTTTAAAGGTATTATTATTAGAGAACCTGATGGCTCTATCAAGCGTTCATACAGTTGTTCGGATGAGCCTCTAGGATATGTAGAGAGTGGGTTCAAGTTGTTTGACGCACCTAAAGTATGTATCAGTGAGAGTTGCGTATCAAGTGCGGATAGCAAGATACCTAAACGTGCACCAGGCTCAATGGTCAGGATATACCCTAATGAAAAGATTGGATAAGATAGATTTATTTACAAGACATTGTGAGAATAGACAACAGGCTATTCGTAAAGCAAAAGCTATTGTAGATGAAGATGTTATTAAAGTAGGAAGTTCAGTTAATATCTTTAATGACTCTTATGACTTTTCAATACTACATGACCAAATGGCATTCATAGAACAATATGACAAGTGGATACATTCTAGTAAAAAGTTTAAGATAAAAGGGTTAGATAAGTTTCCTATACGATTAGTAACCAATGGTATTACTGATGCATTCACAGACTTCTATGAAAATGCAGTAGACTTAAACGTATTCAGAGGCGAGTACACGTATCATAAGGACTTAGGAATACCTGTATTAGAATCTTTCTCAGATATAGAAGAAAATATGTTTATTATCATAAGCTATCCATTTAGTGCTACAGGAAATGTACACCATGATTGGAGTAAGATTATGCGTATATGCGAGAAGAAAAATTGTGAAGTTTTTATAGACTGTTGCTTGTTTGGTGTCTCAGAAGTCGAGGCCTTGGATTTAAGCTACGATTGTATTACACATGTAGCTTTTAGCTTTAGTAAAACATTTTCAACTGGCGGCCTGCGTACAGGCATTCTATATAAGAAATTACGTGAACAGACACCATTGCAGTTACAGAATGAACATTACTATACACAAATGGCAGGAATGAAAATACATTCAGAATTAATGAAAGCGTTCAGTCCTGACTATATGTGTAATAAATACAGAGATAAGCAAGTTGAGTTATGCAAAAAACTAGAGATAGAACCAAGTGATAGTGTTATATTTGGCATAAGCAACAAGGAAGAACACAAACACTTTGAAAGGGATGGGTATATTAATAGATTATGCCTGTCTTATGCATTGCAAGAACATGACAAGAAGTATGAGGATTTCGAATGAGTGTAGAAAAATTAGATATAGATTTTAATTACAAAAGACTTTTAGGTGAGTTTAAAGGATTAGGAATAGAACAGAAACTTATCGATAACGAAAAACAAATAGCAGTTCAATGCAGAGAAGGTATTAAAGGGGAGAAGCAACTATTAGATAGTTGTGGTAGTTTGATATATGATTGGGATGATTATTTTCCTGAGAAAGATTATGAAAACTCTGGTCCTAAAGTGCGTGACGTAATATTACAAGAGGAACAGTTTGATTTACTATGTGACCTATGGAAAGATACTTACATAGGGGAAGTAGTTAATGCGTTAAACGAGAAATATGGAGTCCTGAGAGGTAGATTTATGATGTTAGGCATGAAGACATGCTTAACTTATCATAAAGATAAGACGCCTAGATTGCATATTCCTCTAGTAACACATGATGATTGCTTTATGGTTATAGATGATAAAGTATGTAGAATACCATATGGTGGTGTATATAAAGTTGATACAACTAAAGTACACACAGCCATAAATGCAAGTAAAATACTAAGAACCCATTTAGTGTTTTGTTTACCTAAACCTAAAATAGATAAATCAAAAAGATTACCTTGGGAAAATACTATACCTTTTTAAACAGCCATTGGTGCTTTTATAAACGGTTCCGGGTCATAACCAACAAGTTCAAAGTCTTCCATTTTAAAATCATCTATTGATTCTACAGTTCTGTTGATTTTTAATTTAGGGTATGGTTTAGCAGTTCTACCTAATTGTGTTTTGATTGCATCACTATGATTGACATATACATGCACATCACCAAAGATATGATTCAGTTCACCTACACCTAGTTTGCATACATGTGCAATCATATATGTTAATAAAGAATATGATGCAATGTTAAATGGAACTCCTAAGAATAAATCTGCACTACGTTGGTACATGTTACAATGTAATCTATTATCATTGGATACATAAAACTGTGCCATAGTATGACATGGAGGTAAAGCCATCATATCTATATCACTTGGATTCCATGCATTAAGAATATGCCTACGTGATTGTGGATTCTCTTTAATACCTTTTATTAGTTCAGCTATCTGGTCAACTCTACGTCTAGCACCGTTGTATGAGCGCCATTGGACGCCATATACGGGTCCTAAGTTCTTTTCTGTATCAGTGTTAGTAAAGCCTAAGTCTTTGCCTTGATTATCTGCATTAGCAGTCCAGATAGTATTCTTGTCTATAAGTTCTTCTCTAGGTTTACCATAATGAATTTCTGCTAGTCTACGTTCATCACTGGAACCTTCTAAGAACCAAAGTAGTTCACTGAGTACTGCTTTAAAGTTTACTTTCTTTGTAGTTAGTAGGGGATATCCAGCTTCTAATTCAAAGTTTAAATGTGAAAAAAACTTACTACGAGTTCCGGTACCAGTTCTTTCTTGGTCTCTTAGTTCTCCTTGGTTGATAACATAGTATAGCAGTTCTAAATATTCTTCTTCACTCCAATTAGACATTCTTATTCCTCATTTTACTTTTTCTATTTACTCTTTCAACATATACAACAGCCCGTTTTAACATATCGATATCGTCATAAAATCCACCAAGTGTTCTGTTACATTTATGACATAGCCAACCTTTGAATTCATCTGTATCATGGTCATGGTCTACACACCAAACACTGCGATTCTTTCCGCCTATCCCTTGTAACTCTTGTTCGTTCTTTAAACATATAGGACAACAAAAATCTTTAGCAGGTCTTACGTGTTGTTTTCTAAGTCTGGCTCTGACTGTTTGTAAATGCTTTTCGCATTTTTTACATTCATGTCTTTGTTTTCGTATACCAAAGTTTATTCCCCAACTAAAATTGTCAGATTCCAATATCTCATTGCATTTGGAACATTGTTTAAAAGTTGTTTCTGGTTCTTTATCACCATCGAAAAGATTATTAAAGCTATTCAATTCTCTGCCACACTTCAAATGTACAATGGGGTTCCGGGTGTGGGTTTAATTCTTTACTTGCTGTTAATTGTGTATAATCTTTTAAATAAGTTGTTATATCACATGTAGTATCCACTGAATGAACACCATCTATCCTTGTCAAATAAATCTTATCACAAAATTTATAAGCATCATCGTATAAGTGTTTACCACCAATGATGAATATTTCTTTACTAGGGTGTCTTGATTGAATTGCAGTAACAATATTTTCTAATGAATATTCTGTATGGTCATATAAATCATGGGCACCTGTGAATTCATCCATACTCTTAGATGTTATTACGTAATTAATTCTATTCTTAAGTGGGGCTATTTTGCCTAAACTTTTCCATGTATTTGAACCCATAACAACTACATTATCTGTAGTATGTTCCGAAAACCATTTCAAGTCTCGTTTGATTTTAGCCCAAGGTAAATCGTTGTTATAACCAATGCCACCGTAACTATCAGCGGCGAGAATCATATTAGTCGCCATCATCCTTCTCCTGTTTCTTATTGGACTTAGTTTCTAAGTACTCTATGAAATGATTATTTAGTATCTTTTTCACATTCATTACTACGTTTTGCCTAATAGCAGGCATATCAATGAATACTTGGATATCTTCTATTGCATCGAATTGCTCTACAAGTCTATCCCAACTAAAATCATTAGCAACAGGTAAAGGATTTAGTAACTCATCGCCTTTGAGGACGACATGCTGACCGTTCGCTAGTTTAACACTTATGCTTTTAACAAAAGCTGAAGGAATACTTACTGGAAATATCTCTTCCATTACTCGGTCGAATTCTCCTTCTCTATCAAATTCCATTATGATAATTCGTCCTTGTCTTTCATAGAATCAATATGCTCTATTGCGGCTAAGATTACTGCACCTGCTTTAATGAGGTTTTCTTTATAATCATCCGCTGTTGGTGGAGTAAGCATAGTGGCTCTCCGGGTGTTCTGTACAAGATAGTAAGAAGCTATTGCAACCCAATCATTGGGTGTGTTCTTAATATCTAATTCTGAACCTGGCATATCTGTATGCTTTTCACGTTCACGTGTAATTGCATCTAATATTTCACTACGCTTACTCATAGTTTTACATCTCCGCTGAGGTTGTTTTTGCCGCGATAGCTTCCTTAGTAGTACCTTTTGGTCTACCTCTACCACGTTTAGGGGCTTCTGCCGCCTTTTGTGCCAGAGTTGGATCATATCTAACTGCCTCTGCACGTTTCTTTTCAGCTTCATTTTCTAATAGAATAGCCTGCTGTAAAAGATTTTGTGCGATTGATTTGTTATCTTGTTCACTATTTAGTGCAACTTGTTCATCAATCCTTTCGCCTGGCATTTCGCCAACATCTTCTGCTGGTCTTTCAGCACCATCGGCAATCCTTTCCATTTGTTCGAGAATATCTCCTAATGGAATTTGCTTTTGCGGAGTTGGTTGCATTATCACTGCATCCACTGGTACCTTTTTCAAGTGACCTCTGGTATGTAGTGATTCTAACATTGTTTCCCCATTCCAAAATGTTTTACGTTGAAGTGCCTCATGCAATGAATTTGCCGCTTGGCCTTCTGGCGATACGATAGCCGCCATAAAATCATCATGGAATTTGTCTTGCAACATGTCCGAGTAAACTACTAGAGCATGTTCCTTGTCTTCTGGTATTTGCATAAAGACTACACTTAGGCGTTGACCTGTGCCTTTATGTCTACCAATGTGTTTAGTAATTGCCATTTAACTAGCCGAACCTTCGCCCGTAGTTTCAGCAGGTTGTTCTCCTGCCGCCTCACCAGCCGCGTCCGCCGCCGCTTTTTGTTGTGCTTGGACATGGTCAACGAATGCCTTCACTTTGTTGGCGATTGCTCCAACTGATGATAATTCCGCGGCTTGAAAAGCGCCACGCTTTGATGCTAAGTCAATAATATTGTAAATATTAACCAAGTCATTTACTGTTACCGAAGGTTGTTCTGATTGAACTTCCTCTGGATTTTTGTTTGCTTCTGTCATTGTTGTATACTCCTTTGACATTAGATTATTATATATAATAGAATAACTTAATTATTCAACTACTATTATAACAAATTGAGGGAACGAAGTCAATACTTTATTTGAAATTATGCTATAATTTTCACGTATTCTTCCGGCCAATCCAGATATCTGAGCCAAACCTGGTGCCTGACTTTCATTGTAAAATTCTTTTGAGCCATTAAACTAAAGAAATTTGGTTTGATTGGTGTTTTGACTGGCTTAATATCAGTACGTGAGCCTTTAGTTGTATTACATTTTTTACATGCCGTCACCATATTTTCCCAACCAGACTTACCACCTTTGGATCTAGGTTTAACATGGTCCAAAGTCAAGTCTTTATGATTAAAAGAATCCAAACAATATTGACAAGTGTAATGGTCACGTATGAATACATTTTTACGTGAAAAGTTTATACCTTCTCTATCTTGGGATACATATTCACGTACTGCAATTACGGCAGGAACTTTCATAGTATGACTAGGCGAATGTACTTCCCAATCATCATGCCATTCTAATACATTAATTTTATCCAACCAAATGAGTTTAATACTTTCTTGCCATGTTAAAGTAGAAAGTGGCGAGAGGCATAAAGGTTTGTAGTCCGCATTTAGTAGTAAGGTATCGCTCATTAATGATATTTATTCTCGTATGAAAAGGGAGTTTTATACTCCCTAGTATTTATGCGGCTTCTTTGTGGTAGTAAGCGTGTTCACCGAACGGTGGGACGATTGAGTCACTGCCATGAATTACAAATAGTGTATCACAGTAATTTGGATTACCCCAACTACCAAATGGGTATCCATCAGTAAACATTACAAACTTATCAGGATTGATATCGTTTTGTTCCATGAAGTTAAAGTTACATTCAAAATCAGTACCACCTCCACCAACGATTTCATAATCTTTGATTTCTTCTTGGTTCATCGGAGTAAACTCCTTGAATGAAAATTCATTAACCTCAGTATCGAAAGTCCAAACTCTAAGTCTAAAGTCCTGAAACTGTTGCATGATGCCTCCAACTTCACCCATGAAGTCAGCTAACATTTTATTATCAATAGAACCTGAAACATCAAGTCCGATACCTAAGTCAACCATAGTATCATTGTCTTGACCTGGAAGATAAACACCCATAGACCTAGATTTCCTTGATTGACGCATCCATGTAAAATCTGATTTAAGTAAACTTAAAATAGATGTATTAAGTAACTGTCGCCAATCCATTTTAGGTTCTGTCATAGACTTAACAAGTCTTTTGATATCACCAGGCATATTACCAGCACCAGCAGTTTGAGCCGCTTGAATAACAGCCTGTTTCATTTGGTCTTTAAGTTGTTTTGCTTCCTGTTTAGAAATTTTGATAGGCGCTTTACGTCCTGTAGGATCGTTACCACCTGTGCCACCTGTTTCATCATTGCCATTACCCATGATATGTTGGTCAAGTGTTTTTTTGTCTTCACCTTGACCTGTTTGTTTCAGATGTTGATAAATTTCCTCAGTGTATTTACCATGATACTTAGGATCGAATAGTGCAGATTTTGGCATAACACCAATTCTACTTTCAACACAACCTTGATTAACTTTATAGTCAGCGGCTACATTCCAAAGTTGAGCATCACGATCCTCCTCTTCAAAATCGAATAGACGACCGCCCTCACCACAATGGTCATATACACAGTGAAGAACCTCATGACCTACTACAAAGTCAATCTCTTCCGGTGTTAAAGTTCTGAAAAAATCACAGTTATAATAAAAATGTTTGCCATCAACTGCGGCTGTTGGGCACCATTCTGCCTCAACTAGTTTTAATCGTGTAGCAAGTGTACCAAAGAACGGATGTTTGATAAGCATACGTACTCGACCGCCGACAATCATTTCTTTTACTTCTCGGTCAGTGTATTCGAATACTACGGGTTCTTCTGAATTTTCATCTACTTCAATGCCTGCATCTTTCAATACATCATCTACTACTTCATCAACTGTTTTCTGATTTGATACTTGCATGTGAACGTTACCTTTATCTTTCATTATGTATACATATTAACACGATTCGCTGTATTGTCAAGTTTTCAATACTTCATTAATCGCATTACGTTCTTTAATTAGTTGTTCCCTGGTTAAAGCAAACTTAGTGTAATAATCCATATCACTTGTAGTAATCTTATGATATTTACCATCCCTATTGCCTTTTACGTATTTAACTGGCAATGACACATTTGATAGACTAGACAATGTAAGCACTCCCAATATGAGCAGAAGGTCTATTATGCTCTACCGGCTTAGTAGCATATTCATCTGAACCAGGAACATATACACTTTCCACCATATATTCTACATCTTTTCCTAACATAGGGACTCTAACACCTCTGTCCAATATCTTTTGTATGATATCTTTAGCATGGTCACTATCATAAGCAAACACTGATAATTGGTCAACTTCTCCAGCTGGAGCATCAACAGGTCTAATGTTTACTATATAGTCATTTTTTAGCGATTTTAGTGTTATCATTTGGTCTCTCTTTATTGTTAATATACTTATATTATACTACAGATTTACAACCTGTCAACCTTTTGAGAGATAAAAAACTAATTATTTTATCAAAATACTAGCATTTGTGCCACCAAAACCGAAAGAATTGCACAATACAGAGGTTATTTCTGCACGTTCTGACTTACTACGTATGTTTGGACTATAACCTTCTTCAAACGCTTCTACGTTCACCGTAGGCGGTATAATAGCGTGTTTTAGAGACATAATAGACATAGCAAGTTCTACAGAACCAGCGGCGCCCATACAGTGTCCTAACTGTGATTTGTTAGCAACTATGGGTACATCCTGTAATCCTAATCTATTGATAGCATCTAGTTCCGCATAATCTCCCATAGGTGTTGATGTTCCGTGTACATTAATAAGACTAGGTGTTGTGTCTTTTAAAGCATCTTTCATGCATTCTTGTACAACCTTGCCGTCAGGATGAGGAGCAACAGTTTGATAGGCATCATTATTGATAGCATAACCATCAATCTCGCATATTGTATTGTCCGTCTTATGTTTACTCAATAAGAATAACGCACCGCCTTCACTTAATACTAATCCATCACGTTGAGTATCATAAGGTCTTGATGCTTTTTCTGGTGTATCATTATATTTGGTTGATAAGGCTCTGAGTTTTCCCATCTGTTTGAATGCATCTGGGTGTATAGTTTTATCTACAGAACCTGCTATTACATTATCTACCATACCCATTTCAATCATCATGGCCGCCCATATAACACTATAGATGCCTGTGCTACATGCAGTCAAGGTCATTGCACTAGCACCAGTTAAACCATATTTCATGTTTATATTATGTGCAATCATATCAGGACAATAGTGATAAATGTTATCAGCATTTTCCTTATTTGACTGTAAAATTTCTAAGTACATAGAGAAGCCCGGAGATACAATAACACCTGTACGACTTTTATCTAATCCATCTAAGTTTATTTGACTTGCTAATGCTAAAGCCCATTGATTTGATTCTGGAAGTCTATCACGTTCTGACTCAGTTATGATAGGATATTCTTTTGCATCGAAATGAAACTCTCCAGCTACTTTGCTTCGTGTCCATCTACTTTCATTTGGGTCAAACTTTGTAATTGGCCCATATGCTACTTTGTTATTGGTAACTCCTTTCCATGTTTCCTGTAAATCACCGAAGGGCGTGAAACATGAAAGGTCGTTAATATATACGGTCATATTTTAAATCCGTTGCTATAATGTATTTGATGATTAATCCTGTTGGATCAAATTGATACCACTTCTCTTGTGTAGTGTAACTTAAACTGTTATTATGATGGTTATTATGCCAACCTTCACCGAATGTGATTAATGCTAAGAACCAGTTATTCTTACTATCATCACCTGTATCGTGTTCTGGCTTACCAAATATGTGTAGTAAATGTACAATACCAAATGTACCTACCCAAAATTGATACACGCCTGTAATACCTAATACATATCCCGGTAAGATTGGATCGATAAGAAATAGAATAATCATAGCAACTGTAATAATTTGAAAATAATAACGTTGCATAAATCTTACTTGCGGATCCATATATAAGTCTTTAAAAATTCTACGTTCAGGAGGAAAGTCTTCATAGAAACCCATTAAGTTTTCCCACCATGATTTTTCTCTTGGACTATGTATGTCCATACCTTCTACATCGGAATATTTGTGATGTAATCTATGTCCACCTATCGTTGCTAATGGTTTACCTGGAAAGCCTAATGCGCCCCACCAGAGCAATAGTACCTGACGTTTCCTTCCAGTCTGATAACTTCTATGTGCCCAATATCTGTGCCAACCTGCAAATCCACCTATCATAGTTGTTATACAACCCCATGCAAACGAGTACCAAAAATACTCTGGTGCGGTTATAATACTAAAGAGTAATACCAGGTGCAAAACAATCCATAGTGTTCGCATCTTCCAACCATAAGTATATTTTTCTAGTAGACTTTTAATCATGTTTTTCTATCCTCTCTCCTGTTCTAAAGTTTCTCCAATTAAACTTCCAAACATCTTGCTTAATCCCATACAATGGGAAATCTTTATGTAATAGAGTTAGCTTATCTTCGTGTGGCCATGCCACATAAGCAAATCTCCATATCTTGTGCATCGTGCCACTTCTATCTTCACTGTGGTCTTGTGATGCTGTTGTAACCACACAATCTGTGGCTCCTTGTTCATGTGCCCAATCTACCATAAAAGGAACTAATCTTGCAAATCCAAACTCATGATACATTCTTCTAGTATTCTGTCTATCGTCTGCCATATTACGCCACTCAGGTAGTGTTGCCAATCTATAGTTTATCATATAACATGTATCATGTACATGTGGCAAGTAATGTGCACCTGCCATTGATACTATCTTATCCTCGTGATAAACAAACCACCAGTTCTCTTGTGAACCCCATTTGCCAAACTTCAATGCTTTGAGACTAGCATTATTTAGTATACCTGCATCACCACACTTATCGCAGAATTCTTCTAAGTCTGCTTTTAATGTGCTATCGTATTCTACTACTTTAAATTCGTAACCCTCTGCACCAGTGAATGTTTCTAATACTTTCATTTCTTAGCCAATAACATTGGAATATAATATTTACCAGCCCAATCAGTTAGGTCATCACGTGACATATCAAGTCTTGCTGAATACTTGTGATGTATGTCGTGACATCCCTCTCCCATCATCCAGATGTTTGAAAAGCCACCTAATCTAGCAGGCCCACCCTCTTTGTGTGCTGAGAAGTTTAACCAAGTAAGTGCTACCCACATGTGAGTAAAGTTAAATGCTTGCCATACAACTAACCACGGGCTGATTATTAAATGTATTAATGTGAATAATGCATATAGTTTCCAATAGTTTCTATCAACATAAACTACATCACGTTTCTTTAATAGAAAACGTAAACTAATATAATCCTCTGGCGTCTTATAATGTCCTAACCACATTTTCCAGAAGCCTAGGTCAGCTGGATTATGCGTGTCCTTATCTGTATCTGAATTCTTATGATGATTTAAATGAGAGTACACATATTGTATTGGACTTCCATTTGCACTCATAATAATACCATACAACATTGCATAGCGTCCTACGATATGAGGAACAAATTGGTCATGACATAACCATCGATGATATGCAATCTGTGACAATGCATTTGTTACACAACCATATAAGGTAAATGTTAATGCAAGTTGCCAAGATCCACCTGTAATAAAGTATGCCGGTATACCAATTAAGGTAATTGCTAACATGAAAAATACTTTTACTGTTACTTTATTTTGATATGTCATTACTTCTTTAGTGATTCCTCTAATACTTCTTCGTGGCTTTTGCCATCAAACAAAAACTTTCTATGCCAATCGTATGCATGTGGAGCCAAATCGCCTTGTGCCTTACTTAATTTCTTGCAATACTCGAACATTATATCTGCTTTGTCTAACAGTTCTTTCTTAGTATTTAGTTCAACTGAATCATCAAAACACCCCATAGCAGTGGCTACATTCATCCACATATAATCAGGATATAAACTATTACCTATATGATTGTCAGGGTTTCTATACTCTTCCCAACATGCTTTGGCATGATTGTGCTTCTTGCCATACTCTTTTTGTTTCTTCCAGAAATTAGTATCTTCTCTATTTGATAATGTATAATGATATGCAATAAAGTTTGCAGTATGGTCTTCTAATTTATTCATACTCTTATTATATGCATGTACACTTCCAGGTGATATAGTTTTATCCTCGTCCCATGCACGTTTTACTAATCTATCTAATATCTGTATGCCCCATTGTGTTATGTATAATGCATTACCTTCCATTGGTTCAATAAATGAATGACTCATTCCGATGCTTAGTACGTTTTTATTCCAAGGAGTAACCATACGTCCTGCCTTCCATGAAATATGTTTTGGTGGTTTGATAAACTCATAACCTTCCCAATATTTCATAAACTTTGCTTTTGCATCTTCGACAGATATTTCAGTCTTATCAAAAATATAACCTGAACCCATTCTGTTATATAATGAAATAACAAAGTTCCAGCCTTCGTCTTGTGCATACGTTTGTGTATACGGTTTGAATTCGTTATATATGTCCTTGTACTTTAGTGGACCAACAATAGCATCTTGTGTATGAATAAAATCGTAATCATGCCATTCATTATTCATCCCATCCACTAATACTTTGTGGAAGCCTGAACAATCGATAAACAAATCACCTTCATGTTCTATGCCATCTTCCATTATTAGTTTTGTAATGTATCCATCCTCATCTTTAATGATATCTTTGACATCACCAATGGAATGATTAACCCCTTTTGGTATGGCAACTTTATCTCTAATGATTTCTGGAAATCTATTTGCATCTAAATGATATGTATATGCTGACCAGTCACCGACTAAGCAGTTATCATCCATATCAAATGGTGCCTTGTTACCTTTCATTAAATAATGTTGTTCATGCATATCCTCTGAAAGTTCATTAATGTTTTTTCTACCATCACGTACTAATTGCAACCAATAGTCGTTCCACTTATCATTTACTCCGGCTTCGCCTTTAGAATTAGTAAAGTAATCATCTGTAGTAAGTTGTCCATAAAAACTTCTGGTTAGATGTTTCTCAGGTAGTGCGAATGAAAATGAATAGTATTGTACATCTTCCTTTGGTGCATTCCAATGGTCTGTTACATGGTGTCGTTTACCTGGTGTACTCCAACCAACAAATTTGTTACCTAATTTATAAACTGAATTAGTATAACTCATCCAGTCTCTTTCCTCAAGACCCATTGTTGATAATAAATCATTTACTTGAGGCACTACACTTTCACCTACACCTATTGTAGGAATGTTATCACTCTCAATTAAAGTAATGTCTAACCACGGGTGCTTATTTTTCATGTAACCTGCAGTGAACCAACCGTTTATTCCACCACCAACGATTACAAGTTTTTTTAGTTTGGCTTTCATTTTTACTCCACAAATTGTTCTTTGACTACGTGTCTCTGAACTTTGCCCATAGGATTTCTAGGTAGTGGATCTTTGGTAATAACAATTTCTTTAGGTAATTCATACTGAAATAATTTATCTTTAACAAAGTCCATCAACTCAAGACTATTTATCTCACTGTCCGCACTGACTACTGCAACAATTTCTTTTTCCCCTAGTCCTCTATCACGATATGTAACACAAACTTCGTTAACCTCTTCATGAGGTAATAACATATTTTCAATTTTAATAGGCGATACATTGAAACTGTTTACTTTTATTAAATCTGTTTTACGTGATTTATAAAATAAAAGATTATGCTGAGTTTCTAATACATCACCAGTACACCAATAGCCATCATCATCTATAGGTGTTTCTTGATTCAGATATCCTTCTGTAACACAACTACCTTTAATCCAAGCAACACCATATCTATCTAATTTGAAATCATAGTTATCAGTAATATGAATTTGTAAAGGATGTGGATCATCTGGAGTTGCCAAGTGTGTAAACATTGGTACATGTGTTTCAGTACAGCCATACAAGTTTCTTAATGCAGGTGCACCTTTATCAAATAGTTCTTGTAGCATTTCTTCCGGACAAACTGTACTACCAAAACCTAACTCACGCCAATGAGACAAGTCTGCGTCTTTCCAACCACGTGTCTTAGACAGGGCCAACATCATTGCAGGAACCATAATACCTATCGTAGGTTTCATTTCGTTACAAATCTTAATAAACTTTCTGGGATTAAACATTTCACAAATTACTGTACACCCTTTCATTAAACCAGGAAGTGTATAAAGATACAGACCACCAATAGTCCAAGGAGGAAGTTGTGAGAGTATTACATCATCAGATGTTAAAGTTTGAATTAGAATGTTTTGTATTGAGCCTTGGACACATGCCATTCTAGTATGTGGGACTGCCTTAGGCTCTCCTGTAGTACCGCTAGTAAATATAACAGTATATAAATCATCTGCACCTTTGGCAAATACTAATCCTTTGTTATGAGGTTTTAGATTAGATGCATCATCCTCATTTAGAATAATATGATTTGGTTTACTGGCATTCTCAATACGAGATACCATACCTTCAGTTAGATTTGGCATAGTGGGCATGAATGTGACTCCTAACATATCACAAGCTAATACCATTCTTACATAATGATATTCTTTTTCACTTGAAAATAGTAGACGCTCACCAGGCCTGATGGCAGTAGACAACGTAGCACCTAGTTTTTCAACACTGGTGATTAGTTCGTTGTATGTATAACTCTTATCGTGGCAAATCAGGGCAGTCTTGCTACCGTGATTCTTTGCCTGTGCTTTTATTGTTTCCCAAATCATATCTAATTATAACAAAAAAAGGGAGAGAAGTCAACACCTCTCTCCCTTAAAACGCAATAAAGTGTCTGCTCTTATGCGTTATGAGCCTCGATAATTAGCTTACCGTATTTCTTAAAGAACTCCTCGATACAAGGAACCTTCCTAGGCTCAAGTGGAAGTTTGTAAACTTTTAGTGCAGTACGACCACCTAGAACAATCATTTCAGTTTCAAAGTTATCCATCATGAACCTGAAAAAGTTATCAGCCATTTTGTACAACTCATCCATTTTGCCTTTGTTTTTCTCTGCATGTTCTTTCAACTCATAACATAGTGAAGCAGTTAGTGAGAACATAGCTGAGATTTCCTTAGCTTCCCTAGACACCGTTTTTACCTTACCATTTAAGATATCAGTTGGATTAGGAAGTTTACCAGAAATTGCTCGGTGAGCCATAAACTTAGTAGCAACACCATCACCAACAGTACCAGCAATTAAGTCATGCAGTTTACTATCATCGATATTTTCATCTTTCATTGGCATCAACTGTGATGCAAAAGTCCATGAACGAGGAGTTGCGAAAGCCCGTGATGCAGTTCGTGGGTCAAAGTTAAACAAGTCCATCTTATTAGATGTTAAGTAACCAACAACATCAGAATGGATTTTGTTTTCAAGAGCCCAAGTCTGCCAATCTTCAAAGTCAACACCCATTTCTAAGTGAACGAAACGGTTAGCAAGTGGGCTTGGCATACGATAAGCAACACCTCTATCACTCTCACGGTTACCAGCGGCAACAATAAGAACATTATCAGGTAGAGTGTAATTACCTAGACGCCTGTTAAGAATAAGTTGATAAGCCGCCGCTTGTACTGATTGCGGTGCTTGGTTCATTTCATCTAAAAACAATACAATGTTTTCAAACTGGTCAGCAAGTTCCTGACTAGGCAAATCAGACGGTGTCGCCCAATCCATAGTATTTGTTTTCTCGTTATAGTATGGGATACCTCGTAAATCAGTAGGTTCCATAAGAGCAAGTCGTAAGTCAATCATATAACCTGAACGCTCTTGTGTGATTGAATCAACAATCTCAGATTTACCTACTCCCGGAGGACCCCAAATAAAGACGGGTCGTTGACGATTAAAAGCATAATTAATTTCAGCTTTAATATCACTCGGACGTACAATTCGTACATCCATATCATTCATTGAAACTTGTGCAGACATATTTTCATTTCCTTTGTTTTGTATCATTAACTATATAATAGCACGATTCGTGATTCTGTCAAGTTTTTTGACCTAAATAAATGAAGTTTTTTTAAATTATATTGGAAATGCCATATATGGTGTGTTTTTGCTCAACCCAGTCTTGTAATCCAAGTAAGGATATCTCTGCGGCTATGCTTTCTTCAAACACTCGTAATCTATGGTTAGTAAGGATATATGGACTGTTAAGGTATCGGTCTAAGACGAGAATCATCTTACCCGTTTGGTCAATCTTAAGATTGATACCAACTGAATTAGTATTTTTGATTACGTACTCTTTGAAATGTGACTTTAGTATACCAGCACCAAATGATGTTAATCTAAAGTTCTTATCATTTTCAGAAGAACTAATGAAAATATCATTTGTACGAAACTCTTTACGGCCTGCTTTTCGACCTTTAGTGTTATCATTCAGATACTTTATTAGTTCATCTTTTAACATTTAACATTTAGTCTAACTCAAGTTTTTCGCCCTTAGTCAAGACAAAAACTTCAAAATCATCGCAACGAAATAAACTGTTTAGTCTCTGTGCCAGATTGATAGCATGTCCTGGATTAGAGAACGATACTTTTTTATATTTTGGTCCTGGGAAATTAACTAATGAGTTCAAGCTACGTAGATTTATTGCTACTCCTTTGTGGAATACCGCATACACGGCATCTGCTTTTAGGACTTGCTCACTACGATATGTTTTGTTATCCGTATGCTCAAGTAGAATTGTAGGTTTAGGTCTTGCCATATGAAATCCTTGTTAATTATTACTACATGTATTTATCAAAATCTCTGAATATATATACGTAGTTAATGTATTTATACGTTACTTGCCTCGTGGTGTGTTCCTTTGGTCAAGCCAGCCTTGCAATTCTACTCTGTCTTTTTCAGTAAGTATAAAACTAAATTCAAGTTCTTCGTACCCAGTAAATTCATCACCACGCTTAACTTTAAGTGTCATTGTTTCACCCGGAAACGAATGCAGACCTTCTTGCATAATATTCATGGGTCCGTATACTTTTTTACCATTTATCTCTAAAAAGAAATCACCAGTACGCAATCCAGCTTCATAGGCTGATGAATCTTCATTATCATCCATGAATGCATACATCATATGCCTGTCCTCTCTAGGCAAATCTAACATTTCCATTTCTTTTAATTCTTCATATGTATATATTTTAAATGTAAAAGGAAGTTCGGCATATGGTACCCAATCAACTACGTCTGAAACATGAGTTTCTAAAATGTAATTCATTGCACGTTGGGCAATCTCAGATTGAACAGCTAATCCAACACCATCCCATCCTGGTATTGCTCTACCTGGTGACAAAATACTTAGTATAACACCTGCAACTTTGCCGTCTGTAGTTATAACAGGACCTCCACTATTGCCTTGATTGACAACTGCATCTACTTGTAGATGTAATGTATAAGGACCAGTACCAAATCTATTTACATATGTAATTGCACCTACACTCGCAGTATATGGTAAAGACATTCCATGACCAATGACAACAACTGGATCACCTTCTGTTATATCTTTTCTGGAATCTTCTATAAATTCTAATGCTTCCCATTCTTCATTATCTTTCTTTTCAATTTTAATAACTGCAATATCGGCAACTGGATCAAACCCAATGATTTCACCGTCATACGGCCACCATTCAGTTGCAGTGTTTATTTGAAGTTTAAGATTTAATGGAAGTTCTGATTTGCGTTCTATAACATGATAGTTTGTTACAATGTAAGCATGTTTATCTGTTACTTTGGCAAAGAAGCCCGTGCCCTGCCCGCCTAGATTTTGCACAAATGCATTATCTGATGGCATGAGTTTTACCTGTACGATACTCTTATAGCTACGGTTGATTGCGTGTTTAATGTCACGTTCACCATCGAATCCCTTGCCATTAAATACGACACCATTAAGGTCATACAGAAAATCACCTGTATCTCGTCCAAACTGGTCGTATGACCAGCCTATTCCTTTATGTATGGATTCTTGTATCTCTCTTACATATGAATTAGTAACAAATGAAAACACCACTGCCACTAATAATAACCCTGACCACTTTAACAACTTCTTCATCATTAGAATCATAAAGATTCTCCTTTATTATGATTGGAATTGTCCTCCGTCTAGTGTTATGTTCTTATCCTTATCACTCTCTTTTAATTCTAGTAGAAGTTGTGCTAACTCACTTTCAACGCCGTTTGCAATGTCTATTGACAAACGAATACTTGTCTCGCCTCGTAAATTTGCCCTATTTACAATAGCAATGAAATCTTTTAAGTTTTTATACATTAATCTTGTTTACTAGCCTTTAGTACCTCTGCCTCAAGTTCTGATTTGGTCTTGAACGGACCGACGAATTCATAATTATCCAATGTTTCTAGTTTGACACAGTAAGTATTTCTCCATACTCCGCTAAAATGTAATCCATAATAACCAGCCGCATAAAATGTCTTACTAGTGTCACTTTTTGTATACACAGGTATCTGTTTTCCTTGAACAGTTTGCATACCTGAGTTACATGCCTTGTGTTTACACGGATAACCTTCAACTTCGTCTAGTGCCTTTCCGTACTCTACACTTTCAATCTTCTTAACAAGTTTTGGTGTGAGGATAGTTTTGCCATATTTTGTAGTTAGAGCATCGAGGTCTAGGTAGTCAACACCTTTGTTCCTCGTGATTACTTCAAAGTTAGCATCACTGTCCCCTTTCCTAATAGTGCCAAGTTTAACACCAGCATCTTCTAGGATCCAAAACTTATCTTTTATAATTTCTGTTGTATACATATAATACCCATTGAAACCATTTGTACAAAGAGTTAACTTCGTACAAATGTATTTATCCTTTTCGTCTGTTCATTTTTTATTTTTCGTTGATTTGACGTTCAAATTCTCTTAAACGTTTGAATACACTCATTAACTCAATAAGTGTTGGCCATGCTTTAAATAGATATTGAAGTGAGCCTTCTACTCTACCAAATGCACGAATAATCTGTTGCATTACACCAAGTGTTACAACGCCTGCTACAATAGCCGGTGCTAAGAACACATAAGCACTTAGTACGTTTGCTTGTAAGTATGTAATACGTCCTACATTAAAATACAAATAACGCAAGTAAGATTTAAAGTGAATACTACGAACGCCATCAAACAATTCGTTAATAGTCTTTGGTCTCACAGTTTCATCATCTTCTGCAATAACTAATATCTTTCGATATGCGGCTTCTTTCTTTTGTAAGTCATATTCAACTCCTACTAATCGTAGTAACCAACCTAGTCCAATTAAGAATAGTGTACCACCTACTGACCAAACAATAGCACCTGTAATCAATCCATATTGCCAATCTCCAAAGAAGAAGATAGGAATACCTACTGATAAACCAAATAGAATAGGAACGAACTGAACTAGAACCATAATCGATTCAATAAAACTTGTACCTAGTCCTTCCATAATACGACTAAACTTAATAGTATCTTCTTGTACCCTTTGTGCGGCACCTTCAATAGTTCTTGCTTTATCATATACTGAATGATACCATTCAACCATTGCCGTACGCCATCTAAACAAATAGTGTGCTGTAAAGTAACTTACTAGCACTGCAATAGCAACATATATCATTGCTAGATAGATAAACGTTCCTAAGCTGGCCCAATATTCACCTATAGTGATTGCATTAGGTGTTGCTAAAGCCGTTTGAATCATATCATAAAACTGACCAAACCATTCGTTAATCTTAACATCAATCTCAACTTGTATCCAGAGTGATGATAAGATTAATGCTGACCCTAACCAGGCCCATAAGGACCATTTCTTTTCTGTAAAAAATCTAAACATTTTCTTTTCCTTTTAATATTTCCCAAGTATCTTTATAGCTTTCTACTTGATAACTCTTTCCATTTACCAATAGCTTCACTGCTTCTGATATATCATAATCGTTACCACCATGCATAGTCTTATCACCTATAAAGATAATTTCATCTAAATCATTAAAATCTTTAATGATTTGCTGTTTTCCTTTACCTACTGGCATAATATCTAGCCCTGTCTCACCGGCTACTTGGGCTACTACTTTCTCTGAAACCATAAAATTATCGTTGAATTTCTTTGCGATAGTCCAACGTTCTTTTGTTTCAGTGTCATACTTTACGTATTCTTCTCTTTGTTCCGTTGTTGCACCCCTGCCAACAACACTAAAATTCATTAGACCTGGCCTTGCATCAAAATGATTACCAGTTCTAGTAGTAAATTCACTTTGGAATAACTCTCTATCCAAAAACAACTGAGGTACTTTTGCTAATACCCAATCGTTGTTATATATGTTGATGCCGTTTTCCCATACTGAATTACCGCTACAATTATATACTCTTTCTACTGAGTTAAATAAGTCTTGTCCTATTTGTTCAATAGTTTTTGGTGCATCACTTCCTGTGGCTAAGTATACTTTATTTTCTTTTATGAATTCATTGAAAAATTCTAGGAACTCTGGATCTATTTTACCCCTACTTGGTGTTAAGGTTCCATCAACATCAAATATGTATTTGCGGTTCATGTTCTTGAATGCCTCAATATCTTCATTAGTTATATTCATTATATTATCCGTGAGGATATGATTTGTTTAAGATAGCGGCCATTTCATCAGGCGCTTTAGATAAGTTCTGTAAGTCCCACACCCCACACCACTTTAGAAAGTTAACACCGACGCCATTGATATTCTTAGGCTTACTTGCTTCTGCTATAGTCTCTACAAAATCTACTTTTAACTCTGTAGGCTGTGCAGTCAAGTCAATAAGTTTTACATTGCGTTCATAGTCTTCACGTACTGTATGCTCATCACCATGATGGTCAGTCCATTTCTGTAACATGAAGTTATTCCAATTAAAACCGCCTGTTGCTTTATCTTCAAATGCTTCAATCATACCTGTCTTATTGCGTGAACCCTTTTTACGTACACCAGGGTATGCACTAAAGATATTATCCGATGTATCACCACGAATACACTTCTCAAACAGTAACCACTCAGGGTCTGGAGCAGGGAGAAGTTCTTTAGTCTTTTTGTCTTTCATTGGTGTCATGTTCTTATCATCTTTGAAGAAGCCTTCTTTAGTAATGATACGATTTTGTACACCATCATAAATCTTTACATTGTCTGTGACTAGTTGCATGTAATCACTGTCACTTGATACGATAATATGCTCATCGTCTGGATGTGATTCAATAAACAAAGCAATCATATCATCTGCTTCTGCTTGTTTATTATGTAACATAGTACAATTAGTCTTTTTATCTAAGAAACCAATCATATCATCATACGCATCAAACATGATTTGATTTTCTTCTTGCTCACGTACTGATAATGACTCACGTGCAATCTTGCGATTAGCTTTATATGGCGTGTAAAAGTCTTTACGCCAACTACGTCCTTCTAAACAAAATACTGCATGGTCGGCATTGAATTTGTTATAACACATTTTGACGCTTGACATCATAATGTGAAAAGCCATACCGATTTTCATATCGACATTAGCACCACGCATTGCCACGTGTTTTGCTCTATGATACATGTTGAAACTATCAACAAGAATAAATGTAGCCATTAGTAGATCCTCTTAGTTTTATATACAGTACTAGAATAACACACTTTGTGTTACTTGTCAAGAATATTCGGCAGTGTCATCACCGGTTTTTAGTCTTTGAATGATTACACCATCTTTACTTTTAGTGTCTGCACTTTTAGTGGTACCTTCATCATCTTCAAGTCCTTCCATTACAATGTTCTTACATAAATCATTGAACCAGTTGTCAACAATAGTATCATTGTCAGAACCTTCATAGCCATTATTAGCAAGATACTCTACAAAGTCTTCGTTAAAGTCAATCTCAAAGAAACCTGAACCGGGTTTATTAAGTTCAAGTTCCATCTTTAATACTTTAACCCAAGGCTCTCCTTTTAAAGTAGCAACTTTTTTATCATGGTCATCGTTTGTAATATGGCCATATTTTAAATCAAGTCCAGCTAACGCAATGTCACGTTCTTTTTCGTTACTTAATTTTTTCGCTTGTATTCTATCAGTTTCTTCTTCTGACTTGAACCAAGTGTTTGGTTTCATTATATCCATAATTATTATCCTTTCAATTCAGGCACTGCCTGTATTAATTCGTCAATCCCTCCCTTGATATAAAGCATATTCTTATATCCATTATTCTTAAGATACTTTGTTACTTGTTCTGACTTTGTACTGTCTTGGCATAAAATCAAACACACAATATGTGTAGGCGCCATTTCAATTTGGTCAGGTATTTCATACATTGAAATATTAAACGTTTGTTTAACAACTCCTGCACTTTTACGTTCTTCTGTATCTCTGATATCGACAAGAATATAATCTTGTTTCTCATACCATTCATCAACGAATTCTGTAACTGTAATTCCTAAAATTTCTTCATTAGTTTTATAAAACATATTTTAGCATCCTCTATTGATTTCGGCTTCTAGTGCATCCGCATCTTCGTTCTGTACGCCGTTCCACCCTATTTGTTCCCATGGGACATTCTTGTCACCAAAGTGTCCATATGTACAGTTCTCACTATACTTATAAAAATTAAATAAATCAAATCTATCAATGATACCTTTAGGTGTCAAGTCGATATTGTTTCTAATAAACTTTTGAATTGAACGATTATGCCCGTTACTATCAACATAGATACTAGTTGGTTCCTTAACACCAATAGCATAGCTTAATTGTATATTGCACCAATCTGCCATGTTATCTGCTACAATATTCTTTGCTAACCATCTTGCCATATAAGCCGCTGACCTATCTACTTTCGTAGGATCTTTTCCACTAAAAGCACCCCCACCGTGAGGAGCAAAACCCCCATAGGTATCCACGATAATTTTGCGTCCGGTGAGTCCTGTATCACCATCAGGGCCACCAATAACAAACTTGCCAGTAGGATTGATATGCCATATAGTATCTTTATCAATTAAATCTCCCATTACATTATTAACTGCTTCACCAACTGTGCTTTTAAGAAGTTGCTCAGAACCCTCAGTATGTTGTGTACTTACAACAATCTGGTCAGCACGTTTTACTTTACCACCTTCATATTGTAAACTTACTTGTGATTTCGCATCTGGTAATAGAAATTTATAAGCAGTATTTCGTTTCTCTTTGAGGTCTTTAAGTATCTCATGTGCGTAATGTATCGGAGCAGGCATCATACTATCTGTGTGGTTACATGCATATCCGAACATCAACCCTTGGTCACCAGCACCGAAATCATCAGTACCTAGTCCAATGTCTCCACTCTGTGAATGAATTTCATTATAAATTTTTAATTTATTCCAATGAAATCCCATTTGTTCATATCCAATTTCTTTAACTTTATTACGTATAATACGTTCAACAGTCGCATCTGTTAGATTAAAGTTTTTTACTTCGCCCGCTACCGTTACATGGTTGGTGGTTACAAGTGTCTCAATGGCTACACGTGTTGTTTCATCACCCTTCTCAAGTCCAGCGTCAACTAGTGCATCACTAATTTGGTCTGCTACTTTATCTGGGTGCCCATCACTGACACTCTCGCTTGTAAAAATATAGTTATTCATTTTAACTCCTTATTAATATCCAGCTTCCCGAATTCTTTGTTCAAGTCCTGTTTTGTCTTTGACTTCATAATCTTCATCATGCCTTGAGGCAGTACCATCATCATGTGCCCCATGCATTTCCGAATAAGTTGATGTGTAATCTGGGCGTGAAACGCCACCCTTTCTCCATGCAAAGTTGGGCCACCTGCTTGACTGTAAAATCATATCCTTCACTTCTACCGCCCATTGGCATACAATAGACAGGGCACTCAACGCCCGCTTTCCTGTATAGTTCAACAGCTTTATGCACTTCATCAACATCAATAGCATCAGCAACAACAAATTTGAGATAGATATCGCTACCATCAACAAGAGCATACTCATGAGCCACATCAGGCTTAATAGCAGTATCCCAAGATTCTCCAGAAACGGATAGCTTAGGCGAACAACTCCATGTGACTTTAATGCGGTCATTGTCTGTGAGATAGTCAAATAACTCGTTGTGTAATGCTTGTGTAGTGTTTGTTTCAAATGTGACATTTTTTAAGTCCTTCATACGTGGATGTTCGAATAGTTCTACGTACAATCGTTGCCACGCCAACAACGGTTCGCCTCCTGTTAAAATTAAATGAATGTCTTGTCCATTGTCTTGAGTCCATTTTCCTTCTGGAGTAAGCGATAATAGATGCTCTACTACTTCATCAATAGTTTTGTCCATCACTAAATGCTTAAACTCTGGATAGATACTTGCATAAGTGTCACATCCTGTATGTATGATGGGTAAGTCTTCAAATTTCTTTGTAGTTTCATGTACACCATCTTTAATTAATTGTTCTACTTCTGGATTATAACGTGTCTTCTCTCTGCCTCGCTCAAGACCAAAGTTTTGACAACGTAAATTACAGCCGAAGGTTCGTAGGAATACACTAGGTACTCCTACAAACTTGCCTTCGCCTTGTACAGAATAAAATGCTTCTGAATATCTCAATTTCATAGCTGACTTTTTGTTAACTGCTTCGTAAGAAGGATAACCTTTTTCAAATACAGGTGCGCCTATCATCTTGGTGCAAACTCCTGTTGTAGTTTAATGTTATCCATAAATTCTGTTTTTACATGTGCATTCTCAAAAAAAGAACCTTTGAGAACAGTTGTTTGTGTAAGACTACTATGAGCCATTATACCTCTATTCTCACAACAACCATGTGTTGCTTGAATATACACACCTACATCATCTGAGCCTGTAACTTTACGAATTTCTCTGTTTATGTCCATTGCTAGTTCTTCTTGTAGTGTACCACGCCTTGCACACCATTGTGCAATACGAGTATACTTGCTTAGACCAATAAGTTTGTCTGCGGCAATGATACCAATGTATGCAACACCTTTAACAGGTTGATGATGATGTGAACAGACACTTGTTAGTTCCGAGCGAACAACAAGCATACCTTCATACTTGTCACCTGTTACATTATCTGGTTCATTAGGAAATGCAGTTGCAGGAGGGGGTAATTCATACCTACCTGCCATGAGTTCGTTGATATACATTTTAGCTAAACGTCTACCTGTATCCATTGAATTTGGATCAGTTTTTCTGTCTATTACTAAACTGTCTAATACGCCTTCAAACTTTTCAGTGAGTTCGTCTATAAGATTTTCTTTATCACCTTTTTCGATAATATCTGATATATTATCTCCTGCCCAATAACGAGCGCCCGAGGCATCTAATCGTGCCTTTAATATTTCGGAAGTCTTTTTCATTTATACTATGTTCCTTATCTATATTGTTGTGTATGGTGGAAAACCCACCCATATACAATACTATTATATACGAGTGGGTCTGTAATGTCAATAGCTAATTTAAAATAAATTAATATTGATATGGTTCGTCATTATATCCAAGTCCAGTTCTAGCTGTTTCTGTGATAGAACCCATGTCTTGTGTATCAACTACAACCAAGTCATTAACTGTTGAAAGATTAACATAACCTCTTGTGGCTGATGTTGAGCCTAAAGCGTCACCTCTATGTGTTGCACCAGATGTTGGTAAGTCTTGCGTTGATTCCGTAATATTACCAAAGTCTGCCATTTCACGCATATCGATTGAACGTCTTACTTTAACCTTTGGACCAAGCCCTGTGTTATTCATAATCAGTGTTCTATATCTTGCCATGTTGTATTCTCCCATAAAAGTGATAGCGAGTGGGAGACCCACTATCATCTGTATTTATGCAATTCTTTAACTAAATTATCAACAGAGTAAAAGTTTCTTACATTTTCAATTTCTTTTGACATTGCATCTTCCATGTCAGAGTTTTTATTCATTAAGATACGAATATGTGTCTTAATTTGTTCTATGTTTTCTTTTACTGCATCTAAACTAGTTGTCCATTCGCTAGGATATTTGAACGTATCAGACCACATTTCTGTATATGATAGTCTATCTGGTACCAATGGGATAGCACCAACTACAAGTCCTTCAAATACAGATATACCTAAAGTTTCTTGTAAGTTAGCACTAAAAACCATCTTTGCCTTACCAAGCATCGTGTGGTATTCTTCTTTCGATAAATTAAGTTCTTGACACTTCACCCAATTATACTCGGGCATTTGCTCTGCAAGATAGTCAAAAACTTCTGGTTGCTTTTCAGGCGCTAACCTGTGAGGAAATAAAATAGTATCCTCTTTTGCCATACCCTTATAGTCTGCTAAATCGCTTTCTATATATTCCATAGGCCAACCCACTTGTCGTATAGAGTGAAGGAGTTGCCGGTCGATATCCCTATCGTCTTCAAAAAATGTCTGGGTAAAAAGGTCAATATGAAATCTAGTTGCAAAGAAGTTATCATCGAAACATTCATACATTGACATTTCAGCATTTCGAACCCATGGACGGTTCCCTATTAATCTACCTAAAAAGTCATGAGGGTCATACGAACCCGCATGCCACATACCCCCAATCCGGATATCAATACCCAACAGTTCAGCCATATATTTTAATTGGATAACTGTTGGGTTCCAAGCATCAGTGTACAGAAAATAATCACCATCTTTAATTTTGCCTTCACAAAACAGTTGTGAAATTTTTGTAATCTGTGCCGCCTTGTAGATATTAGTACCACCGAAATTCAAAAAAGCACCGGGTGTAGTGGCTTCGGGAATGCCTGCACTAGGGCCGTCTATCACCGTCACATTCAGTCCGTTGTTTTTTAGAACAGTTGGGAAATGTGTCTTCCATTGCTTAGTGTAGCGGGATTCAACACTTTCCAAATCTACAAGATATATCATTCGTTACTCCTTTAGGATACTATAAACTTCGTACCCTTGAGATTTTAGTTTAGCAGAACCACCTAAGAAAGTCAAGTCCATAATACTTGCTATTCCTATAGTCTCTCCGCCTAGTCGTGTAATCAATGACGTTACTGCTTCCAGTGTTCCACCGGTTGCAATAACATCATCAAGTACTAAAACACGGTCGCCGTCTAACACTGAATCAGATTGTAGGTGTAGTTCGTCTGTACCGTATTCAAGTTCGTATTCTGTAAAAATAGTTTCGCCTGGTAGTTTACCTTTTTTTCTTGCCATCGCAAATGGTCTATGCATTTCTGCACTAAGGGCTCCTGCTAATGGGAATCCACGTGCATCTAATCCAACTATGCGATTGTAGTTATATGCAATTTCTGTTTCATATAACCAATCCTGAATGAGTGACATTACCTTAGATAGTCCTTGTGGCGTATTAAAAATACTTGCCATATCTTGGTACATAATACCAGGTTTAGGATGATCCGGTATAACTCGGACCATATCCTGTATATCCTGTGTTATTAATTCTCTGTAATCAGGTGTCATACTCAATCAACGCCCCATTTTCTCCGTCTTCGGATACTTCAATTTTAACACTACGATTAGGATATTTCTCTGCAATCTTATCGAACAAATCATCACTCATCATTTCACATGACTTGTAATCTAGTTCTAAAGTTTTCTCTGCATATAGCTTCTCTAACCAACGTTTAAATTGGATAAACTCAATATCCCTGTCGTTGTGCGTGACTGTAATTGCTACACGAAAATGAAAGATATGTCGATGAGGATATCCTAGAAAACTAACATCATACTCATCGCCAGTTGCCAACGCAGGGTCATCAAGTGCCGCTGGATACTTGTGTATACCTTCTTTCTGAAACGTAACCCAAATCCATCTTGTTGCATTCTGTTTTTGTTTTTTAATATCGTCTGCCATATTTGCCTTTCTACTTTCGTCTAACATAAAGTCGTAATAACCTTTTCTATTGGTCATCTAGTTGCTCTTGTTCTTTTTCAAGTGCTACAATTTCTTCTTTAATTCTCATCTTTTCTACTTTCTTAACCTGAACATCTTGATACTTATTATAATCTTTTGTAATCTGATTGTCAAGTGCCCGATGTACCTCTCTGAGTTTTTCTAATCGGCGTCCTTTCTTTTTAGCGAATGCTCTTTGTCCTTTTGCCATTATTTCCTCCTTGGTTGAATTAGCTAAACAAGTCTGAAACAGTATCAGGTGTATCATACTCTTTACGTTTACCTTTGACTGCTTCCACAAACTCATCTGTCTTTGTATTTGCATCTTCGAACTCCATAAAATCTGGAGTTGTAGATATATTTTGAACACGTGATCCTTGACATTTGCGTAAAAATGCTTTGAAGTCTGATAACATGTTCATTGGATCATCTGATACAAATAATTCTTCAACAAATTTTGCAAAATACAATACTGTATCAGGCACAACATCACTTAACACATTAGTTTTGCCTAAGTTCATGTTGTGTATATCAATCTTATCATGTAACATTTCATATTCATGGTCAAATCTACGTAATGCATCTTGCATACCTTTGATATGATACTCTGTGTTATGTGCTTGAATTAATATATAAGATAGACTATCCCAACTTGATTTGGCTTCTTTTTTGTTTCTATTCAACATGCCTGGTTGCATGTAATTGATATCTCTCATATTAAGTCGAGAACCAATTTCCCCATCATACATCCAAGGTTGATCCGGATTAGAAATATCTTGTCTCCAGTTCAACTTCTTAGTCTTGTAAGACCAAGCGTTTCCATTCAAGTCGGGATAATCATATGCTAAACCTTTAGATGCAGTTATATATGGAGAAGCCGCATCAAAAGATATAGTGATATTTGGATTAACATGTTTTCGTAGTTGTCTCTGTATAGCAGTTAAGAAACAACCCCACGGGAGAACACTAATGCCTAGTGTATGTATCCAAACATCGTCACCTGCTAACATACCATCATCACGCATTGTGATTAATCGTCTTAGCAGAAGTTCTGCATCACCGGCATGGTCGCCAGCCATAGCCCAACCTTCAAATGCTCTATCACCATATACTTTTGGGTCATTGAACTTTTTGACTGCTTGGTACCATTTCTCGCTTGTTTCCCAATTAGCACCATGTAGTGTATTGAGAAATTTAGTCTTACCGGGAATACGATTGTCGATAAAAAATTGATGATTAAAGATTGTCTTTTCTAAACATTCATCTGCTGTTTTAAGACCTGTCTTATCACGATACTGCGGAAGATATCCCCACATAGGAATATCAAGTGTCATACTATAATCACAGTATTCTTCTAACCATGTCATAATACTACAACGTGTCTTTTGCCAATCTGCACCAGTTTCGAAATTACTCCAGTCTAGCTTCCAAGCACCACTACCAATTTGATAGCCGCCTGAATCACCTACTAATACTGTGTTTTCTCTATCACGGTTAACGACCATACCATCATCAATTTTAGAACCTTCTAAATCAAGATTGGCATGCCCTGCGGAGTAAAGACCATGAGCGTAATGTACATAGCCTTTATCTTTATCCAAGATATTTAATCCATCTAACCCGTGTTCAAATCCTTTAGGGATACGTTCTGGTGGGAACATATCTGTCTTGTCCGCATAATGCTGAGAGATTTTGCGAACATAGAAATTTGAAATAGCCGGCAAAAAGATTGCATAACCGGAACTTAGATTATTTTTACCTAAGTCTTTCACGCTTTAATTACCTGATTTAGCTGGTAAGATGTATTCGTATAGACCTAATCCGCTATCTACTTGAATCATCATTGCACCTTGGTCTGAGATTTTAACACTCATTGTGCTAGTATCACCAAGTTTCAAAATTGTAAGTACAGTCGATAGAGGGAAACTCCAACCAGTGTTTAGTTCACCGTTAACATTCTGTGCGAATGGAAGTTCTACTCTGTCTGTTGAACGGTCACCGATAAAGAATTTCAGTACACCGTCTACTGTCTTAACAGTAAAGAGTGGATCAAATGCTCCTAGAATACCTGCAAAGTATTGTAAGTCTTTGATTGCTTTTTGTGTTGGCATAACTTCAACGTCCCATTTGGCACCTTTAAAGTTTGCTGTTTTAATCTGTGCATCAACAAGTTCACTTACGATTACACGATAAGTTGATTGCATTGCACCTTCGATTGAGAATGATAGTTGTGTAGGGACCATTTCGCCATTGCGTTCCTCATGTCCAACTTCTACACCGGCTTTAACTGATTTACCTTCTCTATCTTCACCTTCATAGTTTAGATAACCGTTGAGTACGCCTAGTCTACCAAGACCAAACTTGCCTTTGAATTCGTTAACTGGTGTATGTAGTTTGCCTCGTAACACCACTGTTCTATCGTCATCCATAGCATCAATCGTTGTACCAGTATCATCTGTAGTGACTTTAGCCGCTTGAATGATACCTAACGAATGAGTATGCTTAACAATATCCTTTAAAATATCCTGCATTTTCTTTCTCCTTATGGTTTATTAATACTATATTAACACTATTTGCTATCAATGTCAATACCCTTTTTAGTTTTTCCTGCTACTGGATTATCTACCCAATGTATTTGGTTTGGAGGCATAAAACCCCATATAAACCAAGCATTACCGAATGTAGGCGAACCTTTTCCAGTAAAATCAATACGATAATTATACACAAGTGCGGACATTCCTTTGTCCATAAACATCTTCCCTCGTCTTGCTCCCTGAAAACTTGTCACGGGAAGTAACAAAGCAAACGGCTTATCTAATGCATAACAATGCTCTAAGAATTGGTCTTTCTTGCTATACGGTGGATTAGTTATAATGCCATCATAGACATCACTCCGTGTACAATCAAAGAAATCCCTACCATCAGACCCAACAATATTATAACCGTATTTGTTGAATCCGGAAACAATGCTACCGCTTTTTTCACTAGTCGCTTCATAATAAGTCTTATCCTTATCTAAATATTTTAGCAGAGGAAGTATTTGATCCTCTGGTGTATAGCATTCATCAGACGCTTCATTAGTCGCTCTACGATTAATTAAGTCAGTATATGACATTATTTTATTCTCTCCAATTTAGGTGCAATAAAATCTCTTATCATTTCTTCATTAGTTTCATCATTGAAATGATTACCATCGCATGTAATATCTTTATCGGCATACTTCTTTGTATAATACTCATGTGCATTTGTACCATCAAAGTCTATATACAATGATTTCTGTAGCATTGATTCAAATCCAGGATAGTTATAGAAGTCCCACGATTTGTGCCATGTTACAACCTTTATATCTAATAGTTTGCATAATTTAATTGCCTGATACACATCTAACATGCCCCAAAACTCTGGTGACATATGATTTGCCGCCATCTGTTCTTGTGTTTCTTTCCAATGCTGAAAAGTTTTTCTAGTTTTTGCAAACCATTCTTCTTCCATATCTTGCGTTAATGCTCTCATAAATTCATATATCGATGCAGAATCTTTATAAACATCATCTTCGATGATAGACATATCAGTGACATGTTTTATCTTTAGATAAGGTTCTGTAAGACATTTAAAGTTTAATTCTGACCTATTGTTTACTAACTCCATTAACAGAATATCAATGTTATATTTTTCTTTTAAGTATACAATCTTATTTAGGTAAAGTTCTGTGCCCTTGCTAGAACATGCTGAATTAACAAACGACATGTTTGTTGTATATTTCTCTAGCCATGTTTCAAATGGCAATGCTAAATTGTTTTCTCCGGTCTCTTTGTTATGGTGACAACCTACACTATAACTAGACCCTACTATTCCTACATTGTGCATATCAAAAATCAAACAGATTGGTGAATTGCTCAGACGCATCAGCATCACTTAAGTCCCACTTAAGAACACCAATAAGATTATCTAGTTTCTTATCAATAATTGTTGATTCCATTAAATCATCATCAAAAGGAAGTTCTTGAAACCATTCAGGAATACGCTTTTCATCAATTGGAATTGCAACACTTGTCATTTTTAAAGCGTTTGGTTTAAGTTTACATACAATAGTCTTCATACCATCGGTAATTTCAACAGAATATTTGTCACCATGTAATTCACGTAGTGTATTCCAATTCAAAGCCGCACTAACATGTCCCGGCAAGTGTACTTTATCTTTTTTGCTATTATTTCCCTCTAGTTTGAAATCTTTGCCTTGTTGCTTTGCAATCTTTTTTACTTTATTTCTATACATAGTAAGATTATTAACACGTTTAGGAGTACCTTTCTCCCAACCAGGCTTTGCTCTGAATTCTTTCTTAAATATCTTAACCATATCGATTACGTTTTGTTCTGTACCGTCTGTTAGAATTGTAACAAGAACATCACTCAAAAAGTTCTGCATATAATCAGGAGTATCACTACGTTTTAAATCGAGACCCATAGCTTTTACTTTACCAGGTTTACCATCTACGTCTTTTCTTACGCCTTCATCATCAAAGATAAGCATTGCGTATCGTTTCTTCTTAATGAAGATACCCATAGTTGCACAGTTCTCTCGACCCGCCGCAATAATCTCACCTTGTTTGCGTGGAGCATTAAAGAAGTCTTTCATAAAGTCAGGGAAACTTGCATTGACTTGATTTGCAATTTCATCGTACAGTTCAATAACTTTTTCTTTAGTCCATTCAATCTTACCTGCATCAATGTCTTCCTTGTAAACAGGATACATAGAATAATAGATACTATCTGTATCACCATAGATAATGGACTCGCCTTTGTAATCATAAGTACCAGCGATTACTTCATTAGTTTTAGCACCCATGTGTCTTGTAATACAACGACCAGATAGAGTTGTACTTTGACCAATACGTTTGTCATAAAATCTACAACCAGCGTTCAAAATCGCACCATACAAACTGTTCAAGTTAATCTTCTTAACTAGCTGTCGTTTATCCCAAAATGTAATAGCTTCTTTGTCGCCATCTTCAATAGCTTTTTTCTTGTTTGCTTGTAGTATCTTACGTTCAGCATACCAACGTTCTAATAAACTAGGAATGATACCTTGTACGTCTTGTTTTAGAATTGTACCATTGGCAGTAATTGCCCATTGCAAGTCACTTTGAAATACTAAGTTGTGTATCTCTGCGCCTGTCATTTCATTTCGAACATCTTTATTATCTTCTAATACAAGATTAATCTTTTCTGTTTTATCTTTTTCATTAACAAGTCTAAATTCTTCTGCACTAAACGTATCTTCCCAAGCCTGCGCCGCACCAAAGCCTTTACCGCCACCTCGTCTACCATTAGCAATTCTATCACCAATCATTTTTTCTGTTAGAGTTGGTTCGAGTTGTGCAACAATAGTTTCTGGAGACATATTTAATGCACGAATAATAGATGGATAGAGTGAGTTAATATCAATACCTGATACCCATCGTTGAATTCCAGTCTTTGGATCTGCAACAAAGGCGCCCGCGGCTTTCTGTTTCTCTGCCGCTTCTAACTCTGCGTCAGTGGGTTCAATATCTTCTTCTGTCCAGTCACGCTTCTTTCTATCTGGAACAACCATACCTCGTCTATGTGCTTCATTAATGATTGCTTGTTCTGTAACTGCAACTGCACCCATAGTTGTTTTGATATTAACTGTATTGTCGTGTGCAATTTCATTTGCTAAATCAATAAATTGTAGCTTCTTATCCATTTCACCAAGAAGTGCAACGTCCTGTCTGTTGTATTCAACAAACTTATAGAAGTCTCTGTTATACAATTGGTCTAGTGTGCCTTCATATGCAATTTTCTTTTCACCAAGTTCGTATTCGCCGATAGCATCAAGTGAGTACGAATGCATTTCGTGGTATGTATACTTACGATAAAGTTCAAGATAGTCTAGGTGAATTCGCCCTGACAAATCATATGTAATTTGTTCTCTGCCATATTTGACTACTTTTCTTTCATGCGGAAGCAAGTCCCATAAACACAGTTTGCGTGTATGTGATTTACTCATCATGCGAGTAATACGTCTAACTGTATATGGAATATCAAAACCTTCTGAGTTCCAACCTGATAAAACATCTGCATCATCAATCAATGCAATGAAATCATTTAACATATCTACTTCATCAAGATATAAAAATGTATCATCAAATTGATTACAAATGCGTTCTGCTTCTTCAAGTCCTTCTCCCTCTTGCATATGTTTAGGAGGGATAGCGAATGTTACAAGTTTATCTAACCACTGTAGATAAACAGTGATTGCAGTGATAGGCATAAAGGGATCCTCTGGTGGAGCAAATCCCTTATCTGCATCAAAGTCTACTTCGATATCAAAAAAAGCAGTATGTAGCTTTGGAGAATCTACACCGTTGTAGTTCTCACTTAAGCATCTTACTTCTGGTTTGATATCGCTTTCGTATAGTGACTTACCTGCATTTATTCTTCGTTCTTTGTGTAGGTCTTTGAGCCGTTTACACTTTACTTCACGGACTTTATCTCCGTGAATACTTAAGTGTTGTCCTCGAGGATCTTTCACATAGAAAGTTCGCCATGCAGGGAAATCGTTATAGACACGTTTTCCATCGACACGTTCTATTACTTGAACAATGTCTTTATCTCTATTGTAATAAGCGTCTACATAACTCATTTACAGGGTGCGTCCTACAGTCTCTAACACTTCTTCAACATCAGCAAAGTCTTGTTTTGCTTCTGTTAGTTTTGCCTTATGTGCTAGGCTAATCGCTTTATTTAGAACACCTGGTTTGATATCAAACTCATCTGCGATTGCTTTAACTGTATCACGTAGACCACCTTTAAGGTCTTCACATTCCTGTAAAACTGAACAACCTTCATCCACGAGTTGTGTTAGTTTTGCTTTGTCTTCTGGACTTAATGTATCGATTGACATATAGTTGCCTCCTTAGGTTAAAAAAGAGCGCCCTATTTCTAGGACACTCTTTTATAATACATTAAGTGACTACGAAAGTCAATAGTTATTTTCGTTTTTTTCCATGTGAACCGCAACTTGCGTCCATTAGTTTCTGTGCTACTACATCGATTTTTGCAAAGTCTGAGTCAGTTAGGTCAGACATTTTCTTTGGATTAGATTTTAGTTTGATGTTCTTACCACCAACTGAGATAGAGTCACCAGCTTTCTTACCTTGCTTAGCCGCTTTATCTAGTTCTTTGTAGAATTCATTGTACTCTGACATTGCAAGTCTAGCCGAATTGTTAACAATTCTGTCTGCTACATCGTCTGCATTGAATACTTTTTTCTTACTTGTTGGGATAGCACCACCACTAACACCAGATAGTTTGTTTTGCATACCAATTGCCGCCGCTTTCGCAACACCACCGATACCTTTACCTACTGCTTTTGTGATTGGTGAATTCTTTACTGCTTTGCCAACTGCGATACCCTTTTCAATGCCTCTAGCTGTTTTAATTGCTGTTTTCTTATCCATTCCTGCTTTAGCCGCCATACCTACGCCTACTTTAGCAAGTGTGCCTAATTTGCCCTCTTTAAGTGAGGACATAGCAAAGTCGGCAATCTTTAACATACCAGCTTTAGTTTTTAGCATGTTGTCAATTTTTTCTTTGTTAGCATCGTTAACTTTATCATAAACTTGTGTAACAGCCGATGCAGTAAATAAATCTACTTTCATCTGGCCATCATCAAATTTAACAGGCATATTTTGTTTGTCTGCTACGATTTTCTTTAGAGTATCCATTGCACCTTCTTCAATCATTGCTGATTCTTCTACTGCCAAATGTGCATCGATACCAGCAGTTGATTTCATCTTCCAATGTTCAGCCGCCTTTTTAGCCGCTCCGTATGAGGTAGTCGCATGACATTCGTGTTTGCCTTTTTTAGCATGTACACAAATGTATGGTTTTTCATCTGCTTCTGAAACTGATTCATTTGCGTGACCAAGTTCTGCCATTCTTTTAGCAACAATATCTCTAACGTCTTTGTTACCTTGTTCTTGTGCTTCGGCCATATCATCTAATAATTCATCATCAAACACAAAAGACATAACCATATCAGTTGTTTCGTCATTTGCTTCACGTGGTTCATCCATGAATTCATTATATTTTGAAACTGCCTCAGCATATTCTTCTTCTGGTTGACCATCATATTTCATTAGTCCGCCAATCATAGTACCTTCTTTGATACCTGATGCTTTGGCTTCTGCATTAAGTGATGCTATTCTACGCATAAGTTCTGCTTTTAATTCTGGGTCTTTGCTTGTCTCAGGGTCCAACTGAATGTCTTGTAATGCTTTTCTTTTTGCATCGTAATCATCTTGGGTGAGCGACCCTGCTGATTCTTCCATGCTTTCTTCTGCGTCTGGCTTGTTGGCCATCACTGCATCATAGTCTGCCATTTCTTCATCGTTTGGCATTTCCTCTGCACCTGGAACATTCATGTCCATACCGCTCATTTCACCATCTTCTGGTTCTTCGGGAGACATATCAGGTGCCATGTCCATGTCGCTTGGTGCTTCTGGATCCATCGATGGGATTTCACCAGGCATATCCATAGCCGGAGCCTGGTCATTACCTAATTCTAGTGTATGCATACGAGCCGCTAGACTATCAGACATACGTTCATATGCCTCATAAGACTTATTATGCTGTTGCGAAAATGTTAAGGCTAAATCATGAACCGCATCACGGGCATTCTTTCCACCTTCTAATTCTGTTTTGAGTTGTTCCGTACCACGGTTTAAGTAATCTTCAAACTCATCGTTGTTGATTACAAAACTCTCTGTTAATTGTGTAAGTTTCATTATTTTGCTCTCTTAATCATTGGACTCTTGACAGGCTTATTGTAAACTAAATTACCTACATTAGCAGAAAAACCCATCTTATAGTTCTTTTGTTTCTTACCAGGTGTCAAATACCCATATGGGTCTACTGCCTTTTTGGCATCCTTAGCTTTCGTACCCGGTGTCATTGGCATAGCCACACCTGCAAACGCTCCACTAAAATTTTCACCTAATAATTCTGTTAATTTCATATTACTATTTATCAAATTAATTAATTAATTGGAATTTACTAGTTCATTGAAGTGTGGGAAGCACTCTGAATATGAGATTTTGCGTCTATCTTCTAATATTTTAAACTGTTTTTGTGCTATTAGCTTAGTTTCTACTGGCACTTCGCTTTCTACTAGTGATTTCATTGTCTTCATTAATCTAATATATCTTTGTTTTTTATAGAAATTACCAGACATATTCTGAAAATATTCTATTTGTTCTTCTATTGCATCTGCATGATGTGGCTCTAATGAATCTACTGCTAAATGCACTGGATTATCTACCCAATTCTGATGCATTAATATTGTCTTATCGTATTCATACTTATTTATTTTATCATTAAGGTACACTAAAAAATCTTTGAAGTAGGGAAGACTTAAACTATTGTGGGCGCAACCAAAACCAATAATTAGATTATCAATATCCTTTGATTTCTCAAAAAATAAATCTAAGTTTTCATCCCATTTATTAAAATCTAATCCCCACCTAATCAATTCACTCTGCTTATTTAATGCTTCACCTGATAGTTGCATTTCGTAACGTATATTTGGAGTTCTATGTACTAGTTCAATAAATTTATCGAATTTCTTTTTAGGGAAGTTTAAATTTGTTGTAACAGTGATTACTACTATTTGTCCTTCAGTGTGAGTGTCATTGATGTTTACCATAAATTCTTCAATAAACTTAAACATATGGTCAGTAAAAAACGGCTCTCCGCCTAGTAAACTAAAGTTAACATGTCCTTGTCCTACTAATTTCTTATCCCAATAATCATTTAAAATATTCAGTGTCTTATCAAACATTGCATCATCTGTATCTGGAAAACGCTGACCTACTTCTTTTTGCCAACGAGTACTAGAACCAGCCCAACAATATACACACGCCATGTTGCATTTATTTGTTAATTCTATTTCAATAAACTTGAAGTTGTCACGTTCCATCATATCTCTATGAAATTGTTTAGCCATGTTTGGATGATTGCCAGCTTTTTGTAAACGCATTCTCCACGGATAATCGTAATTACTGTTATATGATGTTCTAACACTCTCTCCGCCTGCATCTTCTGTTCTCCAACAACCTGAACAATCTGTACTGCGGGTGCCTCCACTTAATTCATACTTTCGTTGTTGTAGTATAGGATGATTAAATAAAAAATCTTCGGTAAGCGTATCTATGTCAAATGTTAGTTCTTTCATTTGCTCAGGCGTATGTTGTGTTTTACAACACCACTTTACTGTTCTTTGAGGTAAGGATATTATAATGTCGTTCCAGTTTTTGAAACACATTGTATTTTTTAAATTATGAAGATTTGGATTTAGTTCATTCATTTTTTCTTTGTACGCAGTAGCTTTTTAGGTTTCCCATCCTTGTCTACGTCATTACCAAACTTTTTAGCTTGTTTAGTAATTTCATTGGGTCCTACATCAACTGTGGTATTTATACCTGGTACGACACGCCCTACGCCTGCCGCCTCTTTAACATCTTTTCTACTGAATACTTTTTTAATTGCTTGTACTGTATTGGCTGTAGTCGTTGTGTGATGTTTAATTGCGATACCACCTGCTGATTGCCATCCTTTGACATTCTTACCAAAATCATCAATTAACAAGTTCGGTGTACCGTCTTGCTTAGTTGCATATTTTGATTTGTTATGGTCAATGATAACTTGCTCTGGTTTAAAGAAGTTTAAATGTTTTCTCACCCACTCTCTTTTACCAGGATCCACGTTTGGATCGTTTGCAAGAGGGGAACTTAATATTTTATATTTGCCTTTTGTGGCTTTAATTGTGTTGAGCAGTTCTTTATGACCTGCTAGTGTTGGCAAATCTTCCCAGAAGTTTGGAGTATTAACAATCTTCTTAAGTGCTTTGCCTATTTGCTCTTTTGGTATGTCTCTGTATGATTTGACATTCATAATTCTAGCCCACTCATTAAAGAAATCAACCAATACGCCATCCATATCCACATATACATCAGGAGTATTATCTTCTAATAGTCTTTCGAAATCTTCATCTAATGATTTTTTATTCATCCAATTATCATACTTGCTTTCAGCCCAATTTGCAACCTTTTTCGTATCTGTTTTTACCCATGGTCCTCGATGCATGAATTTTGCTGAGATAGATACTTGTTTACCGAACAGTTCTTTTGGATGAAGTATGGATATATGATAAAGTCTCTTGTCATTATCAACACCTGTGACTTCAACTTCAATTTGTTCATACTTCTTACCAGCAAACTTGACATTATGTCCTGTCATAAACTTGCCTACTGCTTCTAATACTATGGTTTCTTTAACTGGAACTTTATTTAACAAGTCTTCCTTGCTTAGTTTGTAGTTAGATTTCATCCACTCATCTTTTAAATCAGCAATCATCTTACCAAGATTAGGACCAGCTACATAACCTCTTGCTAGTAAGTCTTTACCATTGATTGGGAAGTCTGGTTGTTCAAATCCGTGTACTGCATCATATACATCATTCTTGCCATGCATGTTTGCCCATGCAAGTAAATGATCCTGTGAGGCACCATTGATAATCATATCTTGTGCTTGTTTTGGATTGATGTTTTCACCTTTGTGCTTGATTAAGAAGTCAAACATTTCTCTATCGTAATTGCTCATCTTCCAATCTCTTGCAATACCACTACTGTCCAGCATTCTTGCAAGGGCAATAATAGGTCCTGTAGGCTCACCTAATTTAGCTGGATTGATACCTTCAAGTCCAATCTTACTTGATACGCCTGTCTTGTTCATCCATTCAAGTGCTTCTTTGGCACTCGAACCCATTAACAATTTGCTCATTTCTTGCCAAATTCTTTCAACAGATAAACCTGTCATGCCATCTGCATTATCTTTGATTGCATTTAATGTGACATCGTCCCACTTTGGACTATCTAACTTAGATTGAAATCTAAAGTATCTTAAGATACGCAAATAATCTTCTTTAATTCTTTCTTCTGGATCCCCTACGAACCTACTTACTTTATCTTGCAAGTCGTCCATACCACCATTGTAATCATGTACTGTACCGTCAATGTCCATTGACATTGCGTTGTATGTTAAGTCTCTACGTTTGGCATCTTCTTCCCATGAACGTACAAATTCTACATCAGCATGTCTACCATCAGTATTTGTATCTGCACGTAGAGTTGTTATTTCAAAATCTTCACCATCGATAACCGCAGTTATTGTACCATGCTCTATGCCTGTAGGAATGTGTCTGATACCTTCTTTGTCAAGCATAGCAATCATTTCATCCGGTGTAGCATCTGTGGCAAAGTCAATATCTTTTGGCTCTTTACCTAATGCAATATCTCTTACAGCGCCACCTACTATTCTGACTTCATATTGATTCTTTTTAAATACTTTATCTAGCTTACGAATAGCCTGGGTAATGATAGGTTTGACGTTCAATGCTTCTTCTCTTAATGCTGATAACATAGTGTTCAGTGCTTCATTAACTCTTTCGTTTGTTTGTGGATAACGGATCATTGTTTCTCTAAAACGAAAGTCTTTGTTGCGACCTTTGTTTGGTACAAAACCAAAACGCTTGTAAAACTTAATCAGTCTATTCTTATTCCCACCAAATGCATCATCTGGTGTTAGTGCAATAATGGCGCCTTCTCTATCCATTCTATCAACGATATTTTGCATTTCTTTGGTCCCTTGACCAGCATTGCGTTCATCGCCTGATACTTCAATCTTAGATAGTACATAACCTTTTTTAGCATCGCCATGTAACGATACTTCAACTTCTTCGCCTACGTAGGCTTTGACTGTTTTAATACCTTGTGCCTTGTATGCTTGAAGTCTATGGTTGCCATCTAATAGATATCCATCGTTGCCTATTACCATTGGGGGGAATTGAGATGTGTCTGCTTTTTTATATTTTTCAACATTTGCCTGACTCATTCCATCGCTCTTTACTGCTGTTGGTATCTTATCAACTTGTATATCTTTTAGTGTAAACCCTTTATGAGATAGAACAAACTTTGACCAATCAGAGTTTGGATCCATTGCGCCCGTATGTGTGCCTTGCATTTCTTTTGATAGTTTTGTCAACATTTGTTGTGATGATATTACTGAATTAGCAAGTTTAACTTCTTCTTCGACTTGAGAATTTGCTATTGCTTTAAGTTCATCAGGTAACATATTGATAGCTTCTTTTCGTAGACTAGCTTTTCCATTTTTCATAACTCTTAACAGGTCAGCCTTTTCTGCATGGTAAACTTTAGCAAACTTAGGATCGTTCTTGCCGATATCTCTGCCATTGCTTATCAAATCGGCATATTTAACTGTTTGTGCTTCTGCACTAACACCTGCAAGTTTATCTCTGTCTATGCCTTTGCGTACTTTTCTATTACCGTCTTCTGGTTTACTTACATCAGTAAGTTCAACAACTAGTTTTGCAATCTGAGGACCAAATTCTCTTGTTACATCTGCTGGTGTAACACTTGTATCTTCTACTGTATCATGCAACAAAGCGGCACACTGTTGATTCACAGAACCACCTGCCTGTTTAACGATATTTCTCACTTCATCTAAGTGTACATAGTATGGTTCACCAGTGTACTTTCTCTTGTGGTCTTTGTGAGCCTCTTGAGCAAATTGTTCTGCCTTTGCTATGATATCCATTGATTCGTCCTCTGTGTAGATATCTTTGAAGTATACACTAGGAAACTTTAATGTCAAGGATAAAAGTTCATGAACATCAACATTTGCACGTAAAATATTAATATCTCTACCTGTATTCAAAGCGGCCAACCACCGATGATGTCCATCTATAATCCAACTGTCACTACTTGCTAGTAGAGGTTTTGGGTTCTGGCCGTCATATTTTTTGTTCTTTGTAAGTTGTCTTTCAACACCTTGGTCTGAAAATTCTTTTTGTATTGGTTTTAAATCTTTTGCACTTACGACTTGTGAAGTTAGAGTTACGCCGTTCTTTTTAAGATAAGATTTATATTCGTCATAGTCTGTAGATTTCACTTGAGGCATTTTGTCCCTTGTGATACCCATAGTATCTTCTGGTTTAGGCTTCTCTATTTTGAATTCAGCTAGGCGCATTTAAAACAATCCTAATTTTTAATATTTCTATCTAAGCTGGCTAAATTTGCGTTTGCATTTTTGCCAAAGTTACTCTTGTTTAATTGCATTTTATTTACAATTTTCTTGAAGCCTTCTTTAGTTCTTAGATATTGTTTAATGATTTCTTTTTGTTCTGGTCTTGCAATATCATGATACGCCATTGTAAATCTTTTCGCAAGTTCAGGTGTAACTTTAATTTCTTCATTATCTTTAAATTTAATTGGAAAAGGCATATTATCTGCACGTGCGGCTAAGTTATCTAATACTCTCAAAGGATCAGATTGTTTAACAGGCTGACCTTTATTATATTCTACGATTAGATAAAAATCATCTTCGTTAGATTCGTGTATCTTATTATATACGTCTGCAAGTTCTCTTGCATTTATTCCATGCATGGTACGAGAAATATCAAATGCGTATCCACTTACACTTTGTCTGTTGCCTTTAGAAGTCACAAGCCTATGTAATGCATCTAGGGCCGCCTTCATATATCTTTCTGGTACATTTAATATAGCTTTATCAGGATGACTAAAATCTTCTGGTAAGGCATAATCTGCAATATTCTGTCCTAGTCTTTTTGTTTTTTGTTGTAAACTACGTAACTTCTTAATACCTTTACCAGTTGTAATTGCAACCTTAAACATACCTTTAAGTACATCAACTGTTGTCTTTGCCAACACAGCCATAATAATTAATTCTGCTAACGGAGGGACTGAACCAAAATCTTCACTAACATCTACAGTGGACTCTACTGGAAATTCTTTGTTTGATGTTTTGAAGTTCTTTTTACGCATGACAGTTTTTGCAACTAAGTCTAGTTCTTCGTTGTCTCTGTCCCATTTCAATACAAAAGGAATATTGATATCACTTTCTAAGTCTTTCATCACTGCCTCAGCATCAGGACCCATCTGTGCAATTGGTTTACCCCAACGCTTGTATTCTTTTTTAAACAAATTTACCAACTCAGGCATAGTGATTTGTTGACCATTACGGTCATCGTTTGCTCTATCGATAAAGTGTCTAGTGAATTCTACATCGATGTTGAGACTAGAAAACAAATTATCTAATGCTTTTTCTAAAGCATTTAATTGAGTGTTAGTTATTGGTTGTTCTACTTCATCTAATCTCATTTTATTTTCCCTTTTGTGACTTCAAAACTTGTATTTCTTTTTGCAATACTTCTATTGCTTTAGTAAGTCTTGCCAATTCTTTTTCTTGTTTATAGTCAGCTTTGTCGCCGTCTCTTTCATTCTTTTCTACGTCTGCCAATAAAGCCGATAACACATTGTCTGCCTGCGGATATTTAGTTTTCAACTGAACCAATGCTCTTGCAGTTTTAGGGTCAAACCCTTTTAACAAATCTTCTGATTTTTCTTTTTCTTTAACAGGAGTTGGTTCATTCCTACGTTGATTAACTTTGGAAGGATCCATACCTAATTCAGATGCTTTACGATATTTTGCCATTGTTTTGAGTGCGTATGCTTTCTTTCTGGCTCGTCTTGCCATTGCAGGCGATAATGCTTCACCCATATCCTGCATTAGTTGTGCTTCCATAAGAGACTCATACAACGAATGCTCTTCCCAATTTTCATTTGTAATTCCTTTTTGTAATTTATTTTGAAATAATTGCATTACATCTTTTGGAATATTAGGATTGCCATATAAATCTTGTAAAATCTGTTCTAGTGTTGACTCGTCTGCCTTCGCAATCATGTCACGAATTTGGGTAGCACTATTAATTGCCTGTCCTCTTATTTCGAACTTAAACGTAGGTACTGTAGTAATATATGAATGGTCACGCAATGGTTTAGCATTCTCAATCCCAGGCCATTTTTGCATATGAGCAGGTTGTCCTTTTTTAGCACCTCTAGTTAATAGAGCCATCCCAGTGTCCGGAAAGTTAAATCTAGGGTCTTCTGCCATATCTTTCTCTGATACTGCATAAACTATTACGGTCTTATCTGGGTCAAATCTGTCTGTAATCTCTGTAGCAACATAAGGAACTTTACATTGAACGATAGAATTAGGGTCTACACCAGCTAATTGCATCATCTTTTTCTTCTCTTGGAATGTAAAGGGAGACTTATGATTATCCGTTTTATCAGAAGATGCAATAAATACTTGTGCACCTTTATATTGTTGTTTTAGATACTTGAATACTTTCCCATGTCCAATGTGAAATGGGTGAAATCTTCCTGGATATATTACAACAAGATTGCTGTTTTCGTTCTCAAATAAGTCGTATAATCTCATGTTTTTCTACCTATAATTAACTGCTATGTGTATTTATCTTTATTATAAAAAAAGACCCACTCAGAAGTGGGCCAGTTAGTTCACAATATGAACAAGGAGACTTTAAAAGAAAAAGTATATATTCAGTGAAATCATAACACCTGTTAGTGCTAGACCAAAGATAGTGCTTTTATTGAATTCTAGGCTATTTGGATGTCTCATGTTACCTCTCAATCTAAATCGCATTGCCAATACTTACCATCATACCAAGCACGAAGCCCGCCCAATGGATAATCCGTATGTTCAAAGAATATGTAAGGACGGCCCTTTGCATCAATTTTCTGTTCTATGATACTGGCTTCTTCTAAAGGTATTAGACGTTCAGCACCAGTATCTTCGTAAACTGCACTATTAAAAATGCGTATCATCTTACGCCGCCTCTCCGAAAAGTTTGCTCATGTTTGAAAATACTACATTATAAGCATTTGCTTCATACTCATAATTATCCCAGAAGTTATCATCATCATTGCCTGATGCACAATGCTCTTCCCAAACACGGTTCATTGCGTTCATTCCTTCTAGTGCATCGCCACGACCAAAACTTTCGATTGTCTTCCAAGCATCTTCAAAACTTGGTGTTGCTTCATAAAAACTAGGGATTCTAAACATATTATTCTCTCTCTTTTGATTAACTATACTTATAGTATACAGCGATTCGCTATTTTGTCAAGTTTTTAGTCTAAATCACAAGACCAATGTTCGCCATTATATTCTGCCTTTAACGAACCCATGGGGTAATCGCTATGCTCAAATAAGATATAAGGAGAACTATATACTGGACAAATCTTTTGTGTCACTATGTTTACTTCATCTAGTGACAACCAACGTTCTCCGGGGATAGCTGAATTAAAAATACGAATCATTTGAACCTCTCTCTGATTACTTAATTAATATAGCACGATTCGTTAATTTGTCAAGTTTAAACTAGACTTGTACGGGTATCGCCTTCAATTTTAAGGACGCATTCGCCTGTACTAAGGTTATCGACATTACCAACAAACTTACCAATAAGATGTTCATATTCTGTTCCTTCCTGAAATCCACCAACTATATAGCCACGTTTCATATACCAATCACCTTTGTCATTCTTACGAACAACATTATCAAGGTACAAAGTATCCCAACCTTTTGGGTCGTACTCTTTTTGTGATTGTACGTATTCTGATTCAAAGTTATCTTCAACTTGATAACAATCAAAGAAGTTTTCTTCGTATGCTTCGTTTGAAGATGTAACTAAATCTATAACGGAAGAAGCCTCATCATAATTGCTGGCTTCAACAACATAGGTGCTACCACCTTTGTTCTTCCAATAAGAAGTAACACCATCCCAATCTGAATCATGGGCGGCATAGTTTTCACGGATAGCAGTTTCGATAACAAATTTGTTCATAGCTTTCTCCTTCATTATGTATATAATATATCATGATTCGGAGATATGTCAAGTTTTTAATAGATGTTTTACTACTTCTTTTTGAAAATTCAACCCAGGATGAGCGCCAGTTACGATGCCTGGTGTGTATCCATGCACTAAAGTATGATGAAATTTAGCTATATCTAGTATATCATTGCCTAAATCTAGTGATAATTCAGAGTTTTCTAAGTATCTTTTATGTCTGATACTGAATAAAAGTGAAGGATTAACTATTGAATATTTAATTTTATGTTTGTCTAAAAATTCTTTTATAATAGTTTCTTCTTTTGGTATATCTTCATGTACTATTTCATTCCATTTCTTATCTATAATTTCTAGCAATGATTTATCTAAATCTTTAGTCATGGCTTCTTTAGTAGATGCATTTATATTGATATATTGCCCACCATCATATACAGAAAATCTAGGATGATGAAAGCCGAATATGTATATATGTTCAGGTTTATGCCTTGAATGTTCAACCCAGTTTTCAATTAGTCGCCATACCATATCAGCGCCTGAACCAGCAACACCAAAGTTCTTTGTTTTAAAATCTATTTGCTTTTCTAGTATATGAGGCCATGTATGATGAAGTGGTAATCCAATTCCCATTGTATGACTACACCCAAAACACCATACCTCGTTAGGTTGGTTTTCTAAATGATAGTCTTCATTAGACCTAAAACCATAATTGTTTAGACGTATTTCTAGTGTTAGCAGGTCATTCCAAGTGTAGTCTTCATCGATATTGAAATGCTTATGGTATTTTTCAGGAAGTTGTTGTAGATTATTTAATTCTGGTATATCAGCTTTCGATATTTCAGGACCTAGGTGGCGTCCCATTAACAACTGGTCGTGCATTATGAATTGTTTGGGTTAAAAATATGTTTGAAGGCTTCGCTGTTCTTTGCTTCATTGACATTTTTTATTGAACCCATGTTGATTAGTACTGTATCTCTGTGATATTCTCTAGTATTTTCATATGAATGAAAACTAGTGGTTGATGGAACAAACGACATTGCACGATTTTCTTTCCATTCTACTTGCCCAACAATTCTACTGAACTCAGATGCGTCTTCATGAAATAGTGTTCCTTGATTGAATGCTCCAACATATAACACTGTAGACAATCTTTTCCATGGTGAATCGATATGATTTTTATACTTAGCGAATGGTATTTGTCTGTTAGCCCATATGATATAATCATTTGGCGTCATTTCTCGGTCTGATGCATTCGGCACCTGCTCAAGTAATTTATTGCGTATATTCTGTAATTCATTACCAAAGACATTTCTAACTTCATCTGCTTCTGGTAATGCCTGTAAGCCACCGTACATGTGTTGCATGTTTTCTTTAATTCTATTATATAACTCTTGAGGTAAAAAGTTATCAATTATTACATAGGGGAACGGTTTCTCAAAATACTGAATATCCATTTAATCTATCCTGACTGCCTTTGCGTTTATTTCTTGCTTACCACCGTAATCTCTAACTGCGGCTTTGATGGCATCTTCTGCCAATACGCTACAGTGAATTTTTACTGGAGGCAACGCCAGTTCTTCAACTATTGTTGTGTTCTTAATTTCTTGTGCTTCATCTAATGTCATACCTTTTAGCATTGTTGTTACCATGCTTGAACTAGCAATAGCACTGCCGCATCCGTATGTTTTAAATTTTGCATCTTCTATAATTCCTTCA